GCGGACACCCCAGTTGCTATCCTTAGCCAGTTCAGTTAACACTTCTACCGGTGTGTTAGGGTTCCCGGCAGCGCTACGGCGGACATTACTGTCGCTGTTTAAAATTTCATTCTTAGTCATTTTCTATATAATTTAGATTTGAATATTAATTTTACCAATACATAGTTGTATTTTCCCATTCCCTCTGATATACATCTTCGGGATCTTCCGTATCTTCAAACCCGTCGAAGTCTTGCTCCCCGTCCGGATCTATAATGTAGATATCCCTTACCATCGCTTTTCTTTGAAAAACAGGTATGATAAATACGCCATACCCGGCACGAATAGCCAATATGACGGATTGAAGAACGCGCCGATAAACAGCGTGAATGTCATCAGCAATGAAGCTGTGAGCATGAACAGTTGAATTGCTTTCATATATCGTTGATTTTTAATTTCAGATAAAGAGCCGGAGCGGTCTTCCCAGAAAGCTCCGGTAACATATAATTCTTTATTTATACCAAAAGACACCTCGCTATATCCTCACGGACGAGAGAGGCATAAACCAAAATTTGTTACAAAATACAAAGTGGAGGATGCTGTATTGAACAGCATAACGAATATGAAAACGGCTACAGACATATTCGTTACCACCTGTGAACCTCCGTTTATGATCCCTCCGGCTAATTCGATCAGCAGCTTCACGCTTTTTCGGAGGGTTTTCTTAACTTTACGGTGCTAAACATAAATATTAAGAAATATGGAATTAAAAGATTTTATCAAAGGGGTAATTTTTGATATAACCAATGCTGTCAAGGAGTGTCAACAAGAACTGAATAATGGTGCTATAATTGCTCCTACAGGTAATTGGAATAATAAAAATCATATACAATCAAAAGAACTAAGTGCATTAACTGTTTCAGATATTGATTTTGAGGTATCAGTTTCTGTCGGTTCATCTAATGAGATAGCAGGAAAGATCACTGTCCTGTCTGCTATTGTAGCAGGAAGTATAGGCAGTGGAAATACAACCAAAGACGAAAATGTTTCGAAGGTTAGATTCTCTATTCCAGTTGTCCTTCCTCCTTATCATGTTCAAAATGCGAAATTTGGTGTGAATTTGAAGCCTGTTTAAGAAAGTCAATGATATTGCCCAGATCACAAGCTGCTCTCTCAAAAGGGTAATTTTCATTACTCCGCTTTAGGAAACCAAAGTATATTCGGAAGAATAATTTTCTAATATACCATTGTCTTATTTTTAATTTGATTACTTTGAAAATGTTCATGTTTTAATACAATTAGTTACTTGCACCCGGCAGCCGATCCGATCGACAGCATCGCGCCTTCAAAGCCGGGTTATATCTTGAAAACTGGATAGGTTAACCAACGTTTGACTCGTAACACCTAAAGGATATTCCAGCTTTATAATACTTTCGCATTGTCGTATAAGACTTGATGAAAAGAACGATTAAACTTCATCGTGAGCTGGAAATATCTTTCCTCCCTCCATTTTGCCTTATACCGCCTTGTCGCTATCCCGATACCTCTTACGTGTAACCTATGATAGGATCAAGGACTTTCATTGTAACCATGTCAAAGAACGTTTTTGTGGGCATCCGGGATTCGAACCCGGTCAGGAACGCTTTCCTTCACCAGCCGAACGCTTTCAGCTTATGCCCTTTATATGCCATTTACAGAATCAAAAGATTTGTATGCTGTTAAAGCCGCTTCTATTTCCATTCTGGAATACACCAAAGGTGAGTTCTTGCTTTCACCGTTTCTAAGCGGCTTCACCAATTCTTCTTTCACCATTTTGTCAAGAATAGCAGGCTTATGTCCAAGAGTTTTAAGCCATCTGTGTACTTCTCTTTGTTTCATCCTATCAGATGTAGGAGAACGTCTTTTCTCGGCAGCTTCCGCACCGAGCGTTGCCGCTTCAATGAGGAGGTTTTTTAATTCGAAAAGTTCTATCTTGATTTTCATGACTGTATTTGCTTTTTCTGTAGTACACATCCATATTCTTTTAATGCAACTTCTCTGATTAAATCAGGTTGATTCCCTTCTGTTGAAAACCTAAGTGCATTCCTGACCGTTTGCTCTGTTACGCCGAATCTGGAGGATAACTTGGATACTACCCCCTTTTCGTACAAAATCTTATACCTTACAACCTTCATATCTTGTTTATTTTTTATATTTGCAAATCGCCGTTTTTGTTTTCGTTTGCAAAACGGGTTTGTTATTTATTATGGCACAAATATACTAACAGTTTGTATAGCGACAAACTATTGAATATAAAAAGTTAGTATATTAACTTTGTTTAATACTAACAGTTAATATCAGTTCTATGGAAGGTTGGGAAAGAATACAGTATGTGATTAATAATGAGGGGCTTAATAAAAACTCCTTTAGTAAAGCTATTGGGCTTAATAATAATGTGACCATTACACGTATTATAAATGAAAAAAGAAATCCATCTCGAAATACTTGTAAAAAAATAGTAGAAAGGTTTCCAAAATATAATATGGGCTGGCTCCTTACTGGCGAAGGTGATAGTCTGACTTCTACGTACTCTAATAATAAAGTCACTGTTAATGGTAACGAAAACGTAAGTAATATCGGAGGGCAACATATTAACGTATCCATGCCAGAAAGCGGAACACAAAAAATTATTAAACCGGATGGCAGTGTGGAAATACAAAGCCTAAGTTCAAGTGCAGGTACTGGCTTGAACGATACTGATAGACTTAACCAACGTATTCAAGACCTTGAGAGGATTATTTTAGAAAAGGACGCAACAATTAAATCTAAGGATGAAACAATATGGGCGTTAAGGACTATGTTGGATAGGCAATAGATTTTCGGTTTGTTCTCAAAACTAATAAAAAGATTTGTAAGGTATTTTTTCAATGTGAAATAGATTAAATAGTATAATATGAAAAAGATTTTATTTTTAGGATTGGCCATTTTGTCAATGGTATATATTTCTTGTTCGGATGATAAAAAAATGGAGGATCATGATGATTTGAAAATACAAGAACTTCCTAAGTTGGATAATGTTAGTTTGGATTACCATTCATCAGAACAAATGATAACTTTGGCAAGGGATGTAGAATCCGAAGGTGCAATTGTTTCTTTAAAAGATAATTCTTATTGGATAAGCAAGCTTAATTTAAGTGGAAGTACGCTATCTTTTAATATTTTGGAAAATACAGAGGTAGAGAGAGGTCATCGTTTTGATACTATTATTATTAGCAATAAAGGAGTAAAAATAGGTTCGATTTGTGTATCTCAGGCAAGAAAACCTATAAGTACCAAAAGGTTAGTTTGGGCTATATCTTCTGCTATGTATCGAAATGACGCTTTGTGTAAATCGGATATGTCTGGACAAGAGATAACAAAAGCAATCTATAATCTTTCTAAAACAACAAACGGGAAAGATTCTTATAAGAATTATCCTGCTTTTGCTTATTGTATAGAAATGAACCATGATCCAGAAAAAAATATGGAATGGCATCTTCCCTCATTGACAGAAATGAGGGGTTACGCCAATGCTCAATCTTATGAAGGTACACCTATAATACAGCATAATTATTGGTGGACCGCAACAGAGAATAGTTTAAGAGGTGATGCTTTTTCTTTGTATTCAAAAAGTGTTGCTTCAAGAGGCTCTGTTAGCAAGGGACAGGATTGGTGGATTATGGCTTTTAGAAATGGGGAAATGATAGAATAATATGTAAAACAACAGAAGTTTCGCAATTGTTTCGCAGATGTGTTTCTTTATGATTTGTAATAATCTTTATTATAAATTATTATGTTGTTTTGAATGATAGATTCCGGTTCTGAAGGTCGTGGGTTTGAATCCCACCCTGGTCACAAGCCTAAAAATCAGTATTTTAGAAGTTTAAGCCGTATTTCTTTTATAGATTTACGGCTTTTATTTTGCTTACTTTTGCTTGAAATCGCTACTTTTGCTTGAAAATGTTTCGCAATAGTTTCGCAAAAATATAGAGGTATGGCCACATTTAAGCATGAAGTACAAAAGCAGCGGAAGGACGGTACTTTTAATGTAAAGATACTTGTCACTCATAACAGACAGTTGAAGAGATTGCCGACTGGCATTTATATCACCAAAGATGATATGACGCGATCAGGTAAAATCAAAAACCAGAAAGTATTAGATCAGATAGATGATTTGATAAGGCTATACAGAAAAAAAGCAAATGAACTTTCTATTGCAATTAATACCATGACTATAGATAAATTGGCAGATTATCTGTGTGAGCCGGAAATAGCCTCTATTGATTTTATAGAAGTGTTTCGTGATTACATAGATGAGAATGCGGATAAGAAAGGTTTGAAAAATTACAGATCGGCGCTAAACTCTCTTATTAAATTCATAGGAAGGGATAGGTTGGATGTTTCGGAAATAACTGTTGCTTTTCTGGAAAAATATGAGACTTATCTTGGGAAAGGCCGTGCGGTGTCTTTGTATCTTGGCAGTATGAGGCATGTTTATTTTTATGCGAAACAAAAATACAACGACGAAGATGCAAAAAGGATATTGATACCTTATTCTCCATTTTCAAGATATAAGGTTCCTCGTCAGAATATTGCTGAAAAAAGAGCGATTAGTGCTGATCTTGTCCGGGAGATAATAAAATTGCCCTATGACACTACAAGTAGGGGAAATAATAAAGAAAATCGTTATAATCTGGCAAAGGACTGCTTTATACTATCATTCTGTCTTATTGGAATGAACTCTGTTGATTTGTACAATGCGGAAATATGCGAGAATAGCGAAATTGTATATTGTCGGACTAAAACAAAGGATCGCAGAAGTGACAACGCAAAGATTCGAATCAAGATACATCCCCTCATATTGCCCATAATTAAAAAGTACATGGATAAAACAGGAAAAAGAGTTTTTAGGTTTTATCAAATGTATGCCGATCAGTCGACATTTAATGCCGCTCTAAATAAAGGATTGAAAGCTGTTGGAAAAAAGATTGGTATTCCCGATCTTGAATTTTATGCAGCTCGCCATTCTTGGGCCACGATAGCAAGAAATGATTTGAATACTGATAAGTCAACCATAGATGAAGCCTTGAACCATGTTGATAAGAACCTTTCAGTTACAGATTTGTATATAAAGAAGGACTTTTCGATTATTAACAAGGTTAATAAGTCGGTTTTAGATTATATATTCAATTTTACATAACCCGCCGGCGACATTACCGGCGGGACATCCAAACGTGATACGCTGGGTACGAAGCCCCAACATGCAGATTTATCTTGTTTTATGTAGCAATATTATGAAGCGACAGATATTCTTGTATGTTTATTGATTGTTTCCCAGATTCGAACGTACGCCTTTCGATTTTCTTCTTTAAAGTCAATCCCGGTATCGTCGATAAATATTTCATGCGCCAGAACCACATAGGAAGTATTCTGCACATATATGGATAACTCCGATCTTCCCGGCCGGGAAGAGACAGATATTATAATGTCACTCTTTGCGATCAGTTTCTCGATCATGATTCGCTGGATTCCTTTTAGTACATCTAATGTTGTCATAAGGTTATGTTTTTGATTAAAAATATCGAACGTAGAAACGCTTGCAGAAATCATCATAGCGTTCATTCTTTTTCTTGTAGTGCTTGTAATCTTTATATTGACTGATTATTTGAAAAGTAATCGTCATAAGACTGATGATTATGCCAAAAACAAAAAGTAAAAGTATTATCTTCATGATTGTATCTATTTTAATTAATCTCCATTATATCTATTGTTAGCATAGTAATTTGTCAGTGTGTTAGCCATGAAAGCCATAGAGCAAGTAGCAACATTGCGTTTAGCATCCCGGCTTTCGCATTGCTTCTTATTCAAGTTGAAAAGCTGGTACATCTTCATCGCCTTGTCATAAGAACTTCTTTCGTCCTTCCAAGCCTCTTTTAGGCATTCTCCGAACGTCAATACGTGATTGCGGTACTTCTTGCCAGCCTTGAACATTGACCAAGCGGATTTCATGATTCTTGCTTTGTTGTACTTTGGTGCTTCCATTTCTGTATATTGTTTATTAGTTATTGCTTTAATTTGATGCTGCAAATATAAAGCTATCACTTTGATTGCGCAATTGAAAAATGAACCGATAAATTAGTTTTAACCTTATTTAATCAAAGCGATCACTTTGATTGATCTTTTCTCTATATTTTTGCATCAAATCAATAAATAAAGCTATGGGTTTAAATATTAAGAAGACAATCAAAGATTATGGGTTGGAAGTTAGAGAGGTTGCCAAGAGAATGGAAATATCTCCAACAGGGCTATCTCAACATATAAATGGCAATCCCTCTGTTGAAGTCTTACAACGTATCGCTGATGCAATCGGCTGTGATGTATCTGAACTATTCGAGCACCCCAAGAAAGATTTTCTAACCCTTACCTGTCCTCACTGTGGCAAGGATATTAGCATAAAAGTTGAATAGTATATTGTTAAAAATATAGTAATATTAGCCTTTGTTCGATTTAACTAATACCTTTGCACCCAAACATAAAACCAAAAAAAATGAACAAAATACAGTTTGCCATCTACTTGATGGCTTTATTGCTTTGCGCCTGCTCGGAAGATTCAAATATTTCTTTTCCTCCAAATGGGCAATATGAGTTGAGATCATGTTTTTCAGATAATCATTTTTATAGCGATGCAGATGGAGGTTGTATTATTAAGGATTCTTTAGGTATTAAATATATTTATGTATCAGTAGATGTTGATAGTCGAACTTCCGTAGAATTTAATCAACCATTGAAAGGTAAAAATATTTATAATAAAGAAGGTCATCTTATAGGAGATATGATTTATGTTGATGGGGCTGATTTCTATTTTTATTACAAAATAGGTAAACCTATAACTTTTGAATTTTCAATAGATTATGATGGAGATGCAAGTGAGAATGAAAATGGAAATGTAGATGTGGAAATGGGACGATGTGCCGCTATAACGCAAAAAGGAACAAGGTGCAAAAGAAAAGCCGCAAAAGGTAGTATTTATTGTTGGCAGCATAAATACAATCATTGATATTAATTTCATATTAAAAAATAAATGTAATATATAGTTATGAAAAAAATATTTTTGTTAATAGCTTGTTTGTCTTATTCATTAGCATGCTTTGCTCAATTTGAATTGATTCCTGGGGAATTAGTACCCAAGGAAAATCACGACAAAGATTTTGTCGTTTATGAATTTAAAGGTGTAGATGCGCATGATTTATATAGTAAAACATTGGCTGCAATAACTTCTTTGTATGTGTCTGCCGACAATGTGACAAACAAGGTAGAGGGTAAAATGATTAATATACATGGAGTACAAAAAGACAAGGTATGTATTAAGCAGTTAGGGATAGTTAGTTGTTTTGACTTGAATTATAATCTTATTTTTAGATTTAAAGATGAAAAACTAAGGATAGATGTGCCAATAATTAATGATATTATTTGCATAAATGGTTATGGAGATGCTGTTCACCTAACAATAGGTAATGAGGGAACAAAAGGAATGGGATCTTATATGTCTATATTTAAAAAAGATAATAACATAAAATACAAAGAAGCAAAAGAAAGCATAGAATCTTTCTTTAATAGTTTGGTTAATAGTATAGTAAGTGAGATAGAAAGCGACAGTCAATCTGAAGACTGGTAATATTTCCATTCTTATCAGGCGCCACCACTCCGGCAAGTCCTACACCTGCGAATACAGGATGTAGGGGAGAAGGTGATTTGATAGGAAAATAGTATATTTGCATATCAAAATAAAATCTTCATGGAAGAGAACAAACAAGACATATTAAGGATTCATATAGAGAACTCACAGCCTGTTGAAGTCGCAGACTTTACAAAGACGATGAATGCCTTTGGAGCTTTGTTTGCGTCTTTTGCCCAGAAAAACGGGAAATCCAAAGAAGAGGCGAATGCCAAATTGTACGTAAGTAAAATCATTGAAGGTAGTATTGATATTCACCTTGTTGAATTGGCTACTATGGGTATTATCCCTTTTGTGGAAAATTCGAACTTGATTCTTGATTTTGCGAAACACATAAAAAGCATATACGATTATTATGTGAAGGGAGCTTCCTTTAAGCCGGAGTTAACGCCTGCTGATCTAAGGAATGTGCATGACATGGTTTCGGTCCCAGCTAATGATAGAAATGGTGTTATGTCTGTTCAGGTCATACGTGGAAATGTTGACTCCATATTATATAGCGGGTGTACATTTAACTATATTGAGGGGAATGGCATACAAAACAAATCAGATTATGAACAAAAAGAAATAAGGTCTGTTTCCGACAATGGGGATGTATACAAGAAGCAATTAATGTCCATTTACCAAGTAAGGAAAGGAGAGGGTGTGGGGAATAAGGCTATAATTGATGCTATATCAAGCAAGGCTTTAGCTCTTTTATTCGATTCTAAGGTCTTAGAGGATGAGATTTTGAGGTCTGATATTAATCCTATAAAAAGTGCATACTATGTTGATGTCATGATCCTAACGGCACAAGGAAGGCCAGCCGCGTATAAGGTCATGGCTTTGCATGATATCATCAGCTTAGATGAATAAATTAGGTGTTTTTATTTCCATATTTTACTAATATGGAAGCTCAAACAATCTAACATGCCATAAAACATATGAGTAAAGTGTTAAATTTTTTGCCTATTTGGAATGAAAGAGCGAATTTTGCACTGTGAAAATGAATAAGGAGCCTCGTTAGGTAATCAGCCCTGGCAGAGGCTTTGTTGTATAGAGATATTTGACAGCTTGTAGAACTTTTCGGTTTTATAGGCTGTTTTTATTATAGACAAGAATGTATTATGGAAGACAAATTTGTAGATATAATAGTAGAGCATTTAGGCTTGGCATTCTTTGTAGGTGTCCTTTTAGTAGGATGCCTTATATTTCTTGTTTGGTGGTGTAGGGGGATATACGAAAAAGTTAAAAGCATGGATAATTTGCCTTGTAATGAAAACAGAGAAAAAATAAATTTGCATTCAGAGAGGCATAATGAAACGTCTCAGGCAATAGCTCGTATAGAGGCTACGCTTGGATTTATGCAAAAAAGTATAGATTCCCTTGCTAAGTCTATTCAAAAGGAAAATAAATTGATTATTGACCCTTATACAAAGTCCCATAGTCCTCTATCCATAACTGAAGCTGGCAGGAAAATGATGGATAGATTAGGAATTGATGATATGTTTGAAAAAAACTGGCCTCGTATTGAAGCGTTTATTGAGGATAAGTTAGAGTATAAAAATCCATATGATATCCAAGAGTTTTTGATTCAGCAGGCAGTTGTTTATCCTGAAAAGTTCTTGCAGATAGATGAAATTGACAAAATTAAATTAGATGCCTATAATACAGGTGTGGATATCGTCCCTTACATGAAGGTTATAGCAATTCTTGCGAGAGATCGATATTTTTCAGAGCATAATATCCTTGTCGAAGATGTCGATAAACATGATCCTTTGAATAAAAATAAAAAGCCGGAATAACCTCCGGCTTTATTTTTTCTGCTCACGCCCTCCGATTAAACGATATCTATTTTTCGATTCAAGGCTTTAGCTACTCTGTCGAGGACATTTATTCCAACTGAAAATTTGCCATTTTCGATTTTGTAGATGGTGTTTTGCGTCAAACCGGCTTTATCGGCCAGATCGCGCTGTGACAGCCCGGCTTCCTTTCGCAGCTGGACTATTTTTGAGCCTATTTCTTTTCTTATCATGATTAAAAAGTTATAATTTGTATTGAGTATCTATTGTTGTCGCTAAATTGATATACCTCGCAATTCTCATTGTAATATTCAGAATTTCTAATATCATCACAGGCATCCACGAGTCCATCAAATGAATATTCTTCTAATTCAGAGGTGAAGTTATTGATGATGTCGTCATCTTGATTCTGAATAAGATTAAGCCCGGAGCCACCGCTGCCTAATGTTGCTAATATTAAGGAGTTATTGCTTGACAATTCACTCTTTACAAATTCTATAACTTCCTTTTTTGTTTTCATGATCTTTATGTTTTAAAATACTTCTTTTTCAATAACCAATTTGTCAGGAGCAATGTCATAATCTACGGCAAATGCGCATCCATCTTCATATTCTGTATCCTGGATAACATCGTAATCTGGCACTTCGAATGAAAATATAACATAATCAGAGGTGTTGTCGGTGATAAAATTAATGGCATCAGCTATGTTGTTGAACCCGAAAACATAAGATCCAGATAATCTTTCGTCATTCGATATCTTGTCACTTTCATTTGAATAAATGCCATATTCTAATATATTTTCTTTATTCTCTATAGGTGATGCGTGATACAGTTTCATGATCTTTATGTTTTAATTGTTATTACTTGTTTTTGATTACACTACAAAGATACGAATAATTTTTTTTGACACCAAATAGAATGTCGATAAAAATAAGGTAAAATGTGATATTTAACATTGTTTATCACTTTATTCTCTTTCCTCCAACACCTTCTTAAGCCTTTGCAACCTCAGTATATCACTTGCAAAGGTCGGATTATCCCAATTCCTCTTAACCGATCTGACATGCACATCAATGTACTTGCTCAAATCAAATATATTCTCGCACTCGCTTAACCGGATCTCGTTAAACGTCACTTGGTAGTTTTCAAACCAGGTTATTAGTTGTTTTAATTCTTCTCTCATGGTGTTTTTCGGGCAAAGGTACTACGAAAAGATATTTTATCAACAATGTATTGTTGATATGAGGATTAATTTGTAATTTTGCGCAAACGGCTTAATTTAAAATGGATTATTATGTCTTTACAACAGAAGCCGTGCGTGTTTAGTAAAATCGTTGAAATACGATCTATCAGGGATCAAAAAGCAAGATTATCAGAAAGAGAAAGAGAATTAACTAAGCCTATCTTGACAGACTTGGATATGATCCCGACATTGTATGAATGGTTTAAGGATATTGTTTCTCGACAAGAAATTTTTCGCGCTAATGTTCCCCAAAGAAAGAAATTCATTTTCATAATTTTAATTTTGTATTCTCCCAGTGCTCTTGCCGACGGAAAAATGAAAAGGGGATTAAGGGATAAACTTGCTGAAGTATTTGGTCTCAATGGGAAATCCACTATTTCCGATAATTTAAACGGGTTGTATCTATCTTATCAGCTGTATAAATACTTTAGACAAGATATCCATCGTATATATAACGAAATAATGGATAGGATTGGATAATATTCACTCAATTAACAATATTCACGACAATGGTTCTGTTGTCGTGAATAATTGTAATGATCTCTTCTATAGTTGATATATGCTATTTAATTTTGGCTCAATCAATTATAAAAAGCATGGCGTTGACACAAAAACAAGAAATGTTCTGCAACTACTACCTCGAATGCGGAAGCGCTTCTGAGGCTTATCGACGGGCATATAGATGTAATGGTAAGTCGGACAATGCAATTTGGGTAGAGTCTTCGAAGCTCTTGAACAGCCCTAAGGTTGCCCTAAGGATAAGAGAGCTCCAGTCTCAAATGAGGAACCGGTCTGATATAACCAAAGACGAAGCGGTAGGGATTCTTGCCGATATTGCTCGTGCCAATATTGTCGACGCGTTGGAGGTAAAGTCTAATGAGATGTTTACAACAATCCTGATCAAAGATATCTCTAAATTACCGTCAAGCATACAACGTTCCATCCTTTCGATCAAATCGACAGATAAAGGCTATGAGCTAAAGCTTTATAATAAGATTGATGCTATAGATAAGCTATCTAAGCTGTTGGGGTGGGATGCTCCTATAAAGCAAGAGGTAAAACAAGAAGAAGGAAGTGGTTTTGTAATACAGGTCATTGATAAGAGGGAGGACGCGGATCATGGCGATAATTAAAACGACTAAAATATTTACAGAAGTTGATAATGCCATCCACTCCGGCTATAAGGTTGTCTCTGCTCAGGGTAGTTCGCGTAGTAGCAAGACGTACAACATCCTTATCTATCTATTATCTCATATCCTCACAAACAAAAAGTCTCTATCCATTGTCCGAAAGACATTGCCTGCGTTAAAAGGTTCTGTGTTTCGCGATTTTAAAGAGATTATGCAGGATAAGTATAAGATATGGGATAATAGACGTATGAATAAGTCTGAAATGATTTATACACTTCCGAACGGTTCATTTGTTGAGTTTTTCTCGACAGATGATGAGCAGAAGATCAGAGGTCGTAAACGAAATATCTTATACTGCAATGAGGCAAACGAAATTACATTCCTGGAATGGCAACAGCTCGTTATGCGTACTACCGATTTTTCCATAGTAGACTATAATCCTTCTTTTTCTGACGAACATTGGTTGTGCGAATTGAACAAGGACCCACGTACATATCACTTTATTTCGACCTACAAGGATAATCCATTTCTTGAACAAACTATTATTGACGAGATAGAGTCGCTTCAATACAAGAACAAAGTGTTGTGGACTGTATACGGATTAGGATTGCAGGCAATGGCAGAAGGTCTTGTCTTCCCCGAATATGAAATTGTAGATGAATTTCCGGCATACGCAAAGCATGTTGCCGCTGGTCTTGATTTTGGATACAGTTCGGACCCTACCGCTATAGTGAAATGTGGGGTACTTGATAATAGGCTGTATTTGGATGAGCAGTGTTACCGGACGCACATGCTCACAAGCGAAATCATCAAGGAATTGAAGAAGCTGGGATTGTTTGTTTACGCAGATAGTGCCGACCCTAGGTTAATACAGGAGATTGCTAATGCGGGGATTATTATCTTTCCCGCCGATAAATATAAAGGTTCCGTCATGGGAGGCTTGTTTAAAATGATGGAGTATAAAATATGCGTTACTCGTAGGTCTGTCAATTTGATCCGAGAGCTTAAAAATTACGTTTATGAACAAAATAAAGATGGTAAATTTATAAACGAGCCTATTGATGCTTACAACCATCTTATAGACGCCTCCAGGTATTATACTATAGGTAAACTTCTTGGCAAAGTATTAATTACCAAGCAGTATTCAAAAGAGGATTTAGGGATATATTAAAACTTAAGATATGGCATCGATATTGAATTACATAATAGACTTATTTAGGGGTGGATCTTTAAATGGGTCAAGCACCAACAAAGACTTAATGACTTTGATCGCAGAAAAAGATATAAGTCAGGCGATGGAGTTGTTTCAAAATCGAGATTTGGAAGTTATGGAGGCAATAAAAGAATACGATCCTGCTCTCCATGATGTAATGAATCGCAAAAATAAACTCAGAAAGAACAAACAGCCATATATTACAGAGAAACTGCCTCGTAGATGGCAGGCTTACATAAATGAGGTTGCATTGTTTTATCTGTTGGGGCAACCGATAAAATGGAGCAAAAATGATCCCGACGTGCAAGATGTTGCTTTTGACGCATATACTCAGTTTTTGAAGGATACCCGTTTCAACACAACCATGCGTCAAGCTAAACGTTTAGCAGGCTCCGAGACGGAATGTGCTAAATTGTACCATATTTATCGCAATGAGGAAACCGGAAAAGCGGAGGTGAAAGTTGTTTTGTTGGCAAAATCTTTAGGCTATACCCTGCGTCCTCTTTTCGACCAATATGGGACTATGCTAGCTTTCGGTTATGGATATTATCTAAAAGAAGGAGTAAACACGGTAGAACATTTCGATATTCAGACTCCAAAGGTTATTTATAGATGCAAGAAAAATGATCGCGGATGGGAAGTTTTGCCTATAATTAATCCTACTGGAAAAATAAATATCATCTATTATCAACAGGAAAAAGAATGGGAGGGCGCACAGTCTCGTATAAATAGGGACGAGTATGTCGATTCAAAATCTGCCGATACTGTCAACTATTTTGCAGATCCAAAAGCTAAAGTTTCGGCAGATGTGTTGGCTTCTCTGAGTGATCCAGATAATGTGGGGGAAGTTATTAGGATGCACGGACCAGATAGTATGTTCGATTATGTAGCACCACCGGATTCCGTTGAACTCAAGAAATTTGAAAAAGACATACTGAAAGAATCTATCCTTAATGACACCTTTACTTTTAACTTTTCACCGGAAAACACGAAAGGCTTGGGCACGTTAACGGGAGAGGCTTTAAAGCGTGCAATGGCTCCATCTTATATGAAAAGGGACAATCGCAAGGAAATATATGAGATTGCGGTAGACCGCGAAAAGAATCTGATATTGGCCATCATGAAGAATGTAACTCATATAGAATTACGCTCTAAACTGGAGGTTTTAGATATTGATTTTGAGTTTTCCGAACCATTTCAAGAAGATATAGATAAGAAGTGGACAGCGATAGGCAAATTGTATAACGACGGTATTATATCCCTTGAAACAGCCGTGAAAATGCTTAGTATAACGGATAAACCAGAGGATGAGATACGAAAGATATTGGAGGAAAAACGACAAAGAACTATTAATAATGAAGGTGATAAAGAAAATAGTGATGCCGGTTTGTCTGACTCCAATAAAAAGTAAGGACTTCTTTGGCACTATAGAAGTCAAAATCTCGCTTAAATGGTGGTACAAGATATATTTATTCACAAAATTGATAATTAAAATATTATGGCAACGGAAGTAACATTTAGCAAGCAGGGAGATAAGTATATATCGTTCTACATGTAGAACTGAAAGATAAGGGCGATATTGTTTTGGAAAGAAGCATTACTGGTGATAATTGGGTGGTCGCGGCTTATCCCGCCCGAAACGTCATGCTTTGGGAGAATGGTGTAATAGGCAAAGCTGGACAGACGGTAAGACTCGTGACAACAACGGAACCATCTAAAATCTATGTACTGCAATGATAACTCTCAACAACATCAATTTATCCAGCATTGATCTTTTGGGCATAGACTTGAGAGGGATAAAGCTGGGACTTGGAGGACGTGGTGGCGGTTCCAGCGACGGCTTCCCGCAACTTCCGGGCGATGTCACTCGTTGGCATTTCGGCGGCCTGACGAACGAGATGATGGCGGCTATGGACGATCCGAGGATCGAGGATGCGGACCATAAAGGTCGGTTCTTATCCTTCAAGAATTTCGCTTGGAAGGAGGGTTCGGGTATTAGTGATGTTTACCCCGGCGCACTCGTCTTTGACGGAGTAGACGATTACGGTGTTTGTGAGAATTTTCCTATTTTGACTAAAGAAAAGGGATATACGGTTGTGGCGTTGAGACAGTGGATTACATATAATCCAAATGCAATATCTGCTATAGCGACAAACGCATCCGATCAATCTTTTAATGGTGCGTTCACTTTTGAAAATTACAATAAAGGAGCAGAGCAAACTATTTCGTATGGAGCTACTCAAATATCATTACAATATTCAAAATCTCCTTTTTCTTGGCAAACAACATCTAAGTATAATGGAGTTAATATTGCCAATGGAAACAAAGATGCGACAAATTCACTTGTTTTAGGCAGGTCATATCCTCAAAGAAATGATTTTGCTAATTTTGCTATCTGGGAACTTGTATTTCTTGACCACGATGCCACCGAAGAAGAATTGACCAAGATCAAAGACTACTTCGTCAAAACCTATCCTTGGTTATTCTTTGATCAAGCATGGACTGTCACCGGCAAAACCAACGAGGACGAAGATCGTGCTACTATTGCCAACATTACGGGCAATGGTAATAATCTTGTGCTGTCGAATTCTGGGTTTGCAGAAGGGAGTGGGTATGGGTTGTATGCTGAGAATTATGCTGGTGGTAGATGGGTTCAATCTACTGATAGAGCGGATTTAACTTGGACGAGTTATTCTGTAAATATAACTTCAGTTAAAGTTGCGTCTACACAGTTATATTATCAATCCTATCCTGAACAACCTTCTTTTATAGTTCCTTCTTATAAGATAAAAGTTTATGGACTGAAAGATGGTCAAACCCTATCTTATAGACAAGCAACTTCTGAAGGGCAACAATTATATAAAATATCAGAAGATGGAACTTATACATTACCGTCTTTTCCATTTAAAGCAAATGGAGATTGGTATGGATTTACCTTAAATAAGGTACAAGAATCCTGTGACATTACTATAGAGCAAATCCCCCAATACGAAGGATATCTGGTTACTGATGGGGTGGATGATAAGATAACTTCGTCTACATTTGAAATGGGTAATGATTGGACTGTAATAGGAGATTGGGAGCTTATAAATACAGGGAAAAATGACAATGCTGGTATTGTAAAATTTGATAGTATAGTCATTTATAATTATAATCCAATACTTATTAACATAAAAAATGGTAGAAATAATTTGATTCCCGATCAAAATACCGTTAATGCAATTTGTTCTGATGGCAGGATTTATTCAAAAGACTGGAAAGAATCTATTTATAATGAAGAAACGGAATCTACCAGTAAAAATCTCTTAACTATAGGATATTCAGGTAACAGTTATACTAAAATTGCTTTCAAAAACTTAGCGATTTATCCTACAGTCCTTTCCAAGGAAGATTGTATAAAAGCATATAATTATTTACAAACATTAAAAGCAAAATGACATGAAATACGCAATTGTAAACATCGTATGGGCAAAGTCCCACGGAATAGAAGTCCTACCGGAAATGAGGACAAGCACGGATCAGAGCAAGGTAATCTTGCATGAAGAGTTTCTATCTCCCTTTAGTGACGAGGAATTTTCGAGATTTGAATCTACGGACCCGGAGTTTATGGAGCTGCTGGCAAGCGAAGAATGGGCTTTGCCGGAAGGTGTAGAGATTAACAGGGAATTTAGCCGGTTACTGGCTCTTGACCAAATGGACAAGGAGGCTACCGAAAAGATCAATACATATGACCTTTCCCCGTCGGAAGCCTTACAGGTTAAAGATCGATACCCCGAATGGGAAACCGGAATAAACGTCAAAACCGGTGAACGATACCGAGTTGAAGATGTCCTTTGGGAATGTGTTAAAGACCATCTCACACAAGAGAACTGGAAGCCTAGCACAGCTACCCTAAGCCTGTGGAAAATAGTAGACGCAGAAGAACATTCCGGCACGATAGAAGATCCTATTCCATATAAGCAAAATATGGCACTTGAATTTAACAAGTACTACACGCAGGACGGAGTATTGTACCTCTGCATACAGGCTATGACACCGGGACCGTACGATTTAAAGGATGTGCCGGCGCATGCGCAGCCGATCAAGCAGTGACAAGCAACAGTCGGTTGGAATATAATAATCCCTGCAAGAAGACACAATCCTATTCTTCTTACAGGGATTATTATTTATATGGTATTGTTTTTTGTTATAAAGTGGCACAATTTTACGACAATGAATCTATTGTCGTATTTCATTAAGTTAAATATTTCTCTCCCAATTAGCTACTTAATACTTTTATGCTGAATTAAAAACGATCAAACATGAAAGATAAAATTTTCAACTCCTTAAAACAGAATTATTCAAATCTTGGGTTAAGCGATGAAATCTTGAAGGGACAGGCCGAAGCTCTTGCTAATACAGGCTTTGTAACTGATGAAAATCTACAGGCCGTTGTTGATGGTCAAAAAACATTCTTGTCTTCTCTTCAGAGTGGTATTGATAAGCGGGTAACTGATGCTGTCAATAAAGCAAAAGGGGAAAAGAAAGAAGAATCTGCTGGTGGGGGCGAGCAGAAAAAAAACGAACCCGATTTGCAGAAGATGATTGAAGACGCACTTACTGCAAAACTGCTTCCCATTCAAGAAGAGCTTAATGCTTATAAAGCAAAGGAACAGCAGGCTGTAAGGGCTAATATGATCGCTTCTAAGGCGAAAGAACTAGGTATACCGGAATGGAGAGTCAAAGAGGGATTTGCCATCACCCCGGAAATGGATGAGGCTGCAATTAACTCTTACTTGGCAGGCGTAAAGCAAAACATTGTTACCGCAGGGCTTGAGAGTAGTAACGCATCTGGCGTTCTGTCTACTCCAGAGGAAAAATCTAAAGAAATGGCTGAAGAATGGGCAAAAGGTCTTCCAGATGCAAATTAACCATTAAAAAATAGAAACAAATGGGAGTTAAATTCGAAGGTAAATCTTATGCTGGCAACATGCCGGTATTTTGGCGTGGAGAAGCCAAAATCCTCCCTGGAGGATATAAACTGTTGCAGACTTTTCCAAAAGGGACAGTAATTCCCAAAGGGACGCCATTACATATTGTTATCGGAACCCTTACTGCGGCTGTATCCAAATATGCAAAAGTCGTATCTGGCGGAACAACCACAAAACCGAGAGTCCCTAAAGGAACTTTATTTCAGATTAATGATATTGTAATGAAGGAGGGGGAAACAACCGGTGTTACGGTATCTTCCATTGATACGTCAAATGCAGATTATGATGTATTGACATTGTCGTCTGCTATTTCGGGGCTTGCGGCAGACGATGTTCTTATTGAAGCGACGGCTACAAGTAGTTCTGCGGCCAAGTATGAACCAAACGCTGTTGTTGGTGAAGACACCGAACCTTTGGCAGGTAGTGATCAAGACACTGTTTCGGCTGCGTATGACGCAGTTGTCCTTTTGGGATATACAGTGCAATTACCCGCTTCATGGATGCAGGGTATCTGTATGAAAAACAACCCTAATATTATTTACGTAAAACAGTAATACTATGGCAGAAAGATTAAAGTATAATTCTCTTTTTGGAGAGCTCACAAGGCAAACTCAATTGCGTTTTGATGCAGTATCAAGACAGCATAAAATGCTGTTTGATAACGTATTCTATGAGAGATTTTTCAATTGGGACTATCCTTCCATTGGATTAAACTTTGAAGAAATTAAGGGCAAGTATAATGTCACTATCGCGGCTGCAACAATTGACGACAAGTCGAAAGAACCGGTATTGGGCACTCATGGGCTTGAAACTATTGCTCAAAAGGTGCTCCACCATGCAATTACGCTGCCTTTGACTATCGACGACTACAGAAAGATTTTGCAAATTTTGGATAGCAAATCTATTCCGGAAGAAGCCGCAAAAAGACAGCTTATTGACCTGATGTGGGGCAATGTTAGAACTCCGGTACAAGGCGTACAGGCAAAACTGGATATCATCGCTATGGGGGCGTTATCTAATGAAGGTATTGCCACATTGGATGAAACGAATAACCCTGAGGGTGGTGTTAAAACGACTATCGATTATAACATGCCTGCCGAAAATAAAGGTAAGGTTACTCTGAAATGGAATGATGATAACATTGCTAATGTAGACGTATTCGCAGATATTCAGGCTATCGTAGATGCTTTCTCTGATAAGGTTGTATTTGATCGCATCTTGCTTGCTCCTTCTAAAATTTCTTATATTCTTAGAAACAAGAAGATTAAGCAGGTAATTTTCGGAACAGATAAGCAGAATAGCCCATTGCTGCTGAATGATCTCAACGAATTTATGAGATCTAATGAATTGCCGGTCTTCGAACCGGTTAGACGTCAGTGTTTGATTCAGAACAATGGTACATTCACCCCTTACAATCCGTGGAATGCAAAGAACCTTGTCTTTATTCCTTCCGGCAGTTTGGGGACAATCAAAAATGCCTATGTCAATAACGAATTAAGGCCTGAACCCGGCGTTACTTATTCCAACTATGGTCGCATTCGTGTAGCTCAATGGGGAGTAGGTGAAACTCAGAACTCGAATGGTGTTGAGTTTGTAAAGGCTGAAACATTTGCTTTGCCTGTGATCACGGAGATCAATGGTATTGCGTCGTTGAACACAGAACCCGATTGATAATGAAAATCGCTGATTACATAACACAAAAGATCGGCTCCTTCGGCATTGAATTGTCGGAGGCCGATCTTGTGGATATAACTTTGAATAGTTCTATATCACTTGAAAGTGAGATTGCTCAAGATAATATAAATGAAGTAAATAAGGCTATTGCCGAATTTATTCCATCATTGCTGGCTCGTCCTACATCTGTTAATGAGAGTGGGTTTTCTGTTTCTTGGGACAAGGATGGTATCAAAGTGTATTATTCATTGTTATGTAAGCAATTAGGCATAGAGGATGTTTTATCAAGTAGAATCTCTGACGCTTCAATGTATTGGTAATGTATTATGCACCTCACATATTAGAAAGGAAAGTCGTAAAGGAATACGAATACGACAAAGATGGCAATCCTATTCAGGGTACAGGCGAAGATAGTTGGGAGCTAGTTTGTAAGTGTAAATGTTACGATCAGAGTGCTGACCGTGCCTATACAGTTAATGGTGTTACTTACCCTTACAAATATCGTGTTGTGACAGAAAAGGTAAAAATTAATGCCGGAGATGTCGTTCGTGTTTTGAATGCTGACGGTTCTCTTCGTGGTGAGGGGATAGTAATCGATCCTATGACAACGGATTATCTAAACTATGGGCAAATATGGCTGGAATAATTACTGCTAAATATGATTTTTCAGATGTTGATAACTTCTTTGAAGAAGTTTTTAGCGAAGTATTCGCTCATCTTGTAGAGATGGGGGAAAGGGCTTATGAAACGGCTGTTAGAGAAGGAAAATATAACAATATTACGGGAAATCTACGCAGTTCGTTAGGCTATGTGGTGGCTCAGGATGGAAAGATAATCAAAGAGGGAGGATTTAAGCAGGTTCAGGGACGTGGAGAAAACTACGAAAAGGTATATTTCACCACCAAAGCGCGGAAAACAGTCCAGTTTTGGGCGCGAGGTAAGTCCGGCGATGGTAGTGATGGAAGCCGACAAGGTCTTGAATATGCGAGAAGCCTTGCCTGTAAATCGAAAGGTTTCACACTTATTGTCGTTGCCGGTATGGATTATGCAAGTTTTGTCAATAGCAAGGGATTACGTGTGATTGATGATGCAGAGATAACAGTAAGGACAATGCTGCAATGATAGTTACAACAGACATACAGACTATACTTTATAAAGATGCCCAAAAACTGGGAATCAAGAAGGTGTATAAAGACGGAGCTGTTCCCGAAGGAGACGTGAAGTCCGAGCGAGTTGTTATTATCGTTAATTCGGTAGAGCCGGGCACCTATTGGAAAGCAGGATTTGTTCATGTGAATATCTGTATCCCTTATCTTGATCGTAAAGGAACAGCTCCTCTTACAAGACTTAATGCTTTAGAGAGGTTGGCTGTCAAGGAATTACATGCCACTTCTACTTACGACGGTACATCTTATACATACGAGGTCGATACGACAAGGATAGAAGAAAACAGGGATTTAAAATGTTTCTATGTAAATGTGAGAATATTATTTCAAGTATTAAATGTAAAAGAATAAGAATATGGCAGGAAGAACAGTATCCGTGATTGGAGTAAAGCAAATTCTTTATGGAGAGCCATTAGAAGCAGCTCCAACTTATGCAACACTTGAATCATTGTTGACTTCTTTCAAAGAAGTTCCCAATGTACATCAAGGTACATATGAGTTTACCGAAGAAGACGGTACAACAACAGAGTATAAGGACGAATTGACCGGACAGACATACCGATCATCTTTTGAAGCAGGATCAGTAAGTCTAAACTGGACGATTGGCGCCTATGACTTTGACACTAAGGCAGAATTGATGGGTGGTAAACCATTAGATGATAGCAAAGGCTGGGAAAGAGGAAACTCAGGGGAACAGCGTTATAAATGCGTTGTTGCTGTATCTAATGATAATGTAGCGATTATTTTCCCTAAAGCAAATGTTATCGGGCGCGGAGCGTCTACCGATGGAGCCGTTGGTTTAGCTATTTCAGCCATTCCTTTGAAGGTTTCGACTACCATTGCATCAGAATATCAGTTTGATGTTGAAGGCAAAACTTTAAAGAGAATTTAAAGTACCATTAATGAATCACAACAGAAAGGGGCAGGCGGATACATTCTGCCCGTCCCTTTCTTGCTTAATATGAATATCCAATGAACAAAGCAGCAAATTTAGTCGCTAACGCTATTTTAGGCGATGACCTCAAAGTCGTCATTTTGGGAAGTAAAGCATATACCATTCAGTCTCCTACAATAGCTGTTATATGTAAATCAATAAAATATCTGTCTTGTATAGATCGTACCACAACAGGTAAAGAAGAACTGAATAAAGCAAAAGAAGATTTGGAGAATCTGCTAAAGGGATTGTCTGTTTTCATTTTTGACGATCCGAATAAATATACAGAGATTCAAGATGCGACAATGAAGGAATTGAAAGAAGCACTTGAAACGGTTATAAATCTAATCTCCGCAGAGGATTTTTTCGTCTGTGCCGCCTTAGCCGAGAGCGTGGCAAGAATGGCGGCGATACCAAAGTGATAGGCAATGAGACGATGATGGGGCAAATTGCCACATTCATGGAAACTTTAAAGCTAACTTATAATGAGATAGTGTATCGTATTCCATATAGAAATCTATTATTAATGCAAAAGGATATTCTACACCAAGTCACAGGTGATCTGATTATCGAGCGAGACGGACGTTATTTATTGAACCGGACAAAGAAAGAGGGGTAATTTATGGCAAAACTTAGTTTTGATGTTTCTGCCAAATGGCAAGAAGTGCAAAAACTCAGAGAAGAGGTAGAAGCTCTGAAAACGGCTCTTAAAGACTTTAATGTTGCTGGTGACATGAAGGGTTTCGAAGAGTTAAATAAGAAATATCAGGAATCGACACAGAAACTGAAAGAATATGAGCAGCAGGTTCAAAATTATCAACGTATTATAGATCAGCTTAATGTATCTAATGGAGTAATGGAAGGCGCACGACAGATGGCATCGGAGCTTAATAATGCTACGGATGTATTTGTTGAACAACAGTTGAAAGTCAAAGCCTTAAATGAAGATGTCAAGAAACTAAATAAGTCTTATTTGGCATTGTCTGATATAGACAAGAGGGGGCAAAAGGGATCAAATATCTTGACTGAATTAAAGGAAATAACTCACCAATATACAATAGAAAATGAGGCTCTAAAAAAACTCAGAAAAGAATATTCCGACAATATAAAAATAGAAGGGGTGGCAGCGGATTCTCTTGTTTCCCTGAGAAAACAGTTGTCATTACTTAATGCAGAATATGATCGTCTGTCCACTTCGGATAGAAAGGCCGCGATCGGAACCGATTTACAAAAGCAGATACAATCGTTGAATACCGAGATTAGTGCGGCAGAACAGGCTACCGGCCGATATCAAAGAAATGTAGGGAACTACGCTTCTTCTTGGGATTATTTAGGAATGTCAGTACAACAAGTAGCGAGAGAATTGCCATCTTTAGCTATAGGATGGAATACTTTCTTTTTGGCCATATCAAACAACCTCCCTATGCTTGCAGACGAGTTAAAGAAAGCGTCGGCAGAATACAAGGCTTTTAAAGCGGCTGTTGCGGCCGGAAACAATGATGTAGCTAAAGTGGCTCCTGTATGGAAACAGTTAATTTCGTCTATTTTCAGTTGGCAAACAGCGCTTGTTGTAGGTATTACTGTACTTTCGATGTATGGGAAAGATATTATTGAATGGACGAAGAATTTGTTTGGACTAAATAATGCAATAGATTCAGTTACAAAAACACAAAAAATATTAAACAGCTTACATTCAGATTCTGCAAAAAGTTCTGCGGAGGAGGTTGCTCAAGCCAAAATATTATATAAAATAACCCAAGATGCAACTCGAACAATTAATGAAAGAACAGCTGCTGCTAAAAAATTGCAAGAGTTATACCCAGATTATTTCGGAAATTTAAGAACTGAAATAATATTAATTGGCAATGCTAAAAACGCTTATGATGATCTATATAAAAGTTTGGAAGATGTCGCTTCTGCTAAAATTATATCAAATCAAATTTCTGAAAATGAGAATAAAATGGTGGATGCCATTAATAGGAGAAATGAAGCTCAAGCAAAACTTGTTGAATTGAACAAGGAATTAGAAAAACAGCAGAAAAGCAATGATATGTGGAATAGCAATGCCCCTGCAATTGCTGCCTTAACAGATCAAATAGGTTTATATACTAAAAAGCTCAATAATGCGAATGAGCAAATTAAAGCATTGAATGAATCAAATGATAAATTAATAGGGGCGTATAAGATAACATCTACACCTGAGACAGATATATTATTTAAAGACCTCTCAGCTATTGACACATATAAAGAAACTCTATCTAATCTGGATAAACAATTATCAATGTTCATCATAGATCAAGAAGAGTACAATAGAAGGGTAAATGAAGCTAAAGGAGAATTGATTGCTGCTGCTGATGCCGCAAATATAGGAGGATCTGCACTGGAGAAAATGCGAGATGAATATGTTGCGTTTAATAAGGCCTCTATCGGTAAAGAACAAACTGAAAAGCAGAAAAAAGAAGCAGAGAAACAAAAACAGGTTCAGGAAAGAATAAATAACGAACTATTAGAACTTAAACGTCGTAACGAGCAATCCCGGATTGATCTGATGGAGGAAGGTTCCGATAAGCGCATTGCCCAAATAGAATATGATTACGATCGTGAAATAGAGGCTATCCGTAAAAAGGAGAAAGAATGGAGAGAAGCACAAGGGGGAAAACTGACGCAAGAGCAGGCTGTTGAAATAAAAACGGCCGTTACGCAGGCAAAAACTACCCGTATGCGTTCTACTCAAGAAGTGGAATATGAGCAGGTTGAAGCCCAGCGTAAGGCTATGAATGATTATTTGAAAGAATATGGTTCTTATCAGGAGAAGAAAATGGCTCTTGCAGTCGAATATGGTCAAAAGATCGCTGATGCTGAAACGGAAGGCGAAAAATTGATGCTTGGTAAGCAATGGGATAAAGAATTGCTTGATCTTGAAATTAAGACCAAAAATTCTTCAAATGCTATTATTGCTCTTTTTGGAGATATGCGCGATAAATCTTTGAAGGAGCTGCAAGAACTTGCTTCAAAAGGTCAGGAAGCACTTGATTTTATCAAAAATGGTAAATGGGACGCAACTGTTGGCTCAAAACTAGGTATAACAGAAGATGAATTTAGACGCTGGCAAGAAGCACCGGAAGCTATACGGCAGGCCAGTGAATCGCTAAGGGGAGTAAAAGATCAAGCAGAGACTTTACAGCCTGCATTTGATAAAGTAACACAAGGCTTAAAACGTTTTTTCGCCGCAGGGAATGATCCTAAGAAATTAACGGAATCATTGCAGCTTATAAATGAAGGTGTAAATGAGGTTACTTCTTCGGTCCAATTTTTGTCTAATACATTTGGCAAGCTGGGCGACTCGTTTGGTGGGGTATTTAGTGGTATAGCTGAAGGTTTGAATATCGCAATGGATGCTGTTAATTCGACAATGCAAGGAGCGCAAGCCGGAGCAATGTTTGGTCCCATTGGAGCCGCAGCTGGAGCAGCTATTGGCGTCGTTTCTTCCTTGGCTTCCGCTATCGCTAAAATTCATGATAAAAAGAATGAAAAGCGCATCCAGAAATTACAGGATCAGATTGATGTACTTGATGCGTCATATGAAAAGCTGGGAAGGTCTATAGAAAAGGCTTATTCTACAAGTGCTGCACAGCTTATAAGTCAACAGGATGAGCTTTTAAAGCAGCAAAAAATACTTATTCAGCAACAGATTAAGGAAGAACAGAACAAGAAAAAAACTGACGATGACCGAATAAAGGAATGGCAGAAACAATTAGAAGATATCGATAACCGGCTTGAGGAAAATAAAGAGAAGGCTGTAGAGGCTATTACGGGTACCGATGTAATGTCTGCCATTGATGAATTTGCACAAGCTTATGCTGAAGCATGGGCTTCGGGAGAAGATGCTGCAAAGTCTTCAATGAAAATTGTTCAGAATCTAATAAAAACAGCCATCATAAACTTTTTAAAGGGCAAGCTTTCTCCTTCTGTAGAAGAGTTTATGAATAAGCTGGCGGATTATATGTCTGACGGTATCGTGTCGCCATGGGAAGAAGCCGAATTGAATAAGTTGAAGGAAAAGATGGACAAGGAGGCACAAGAAATATTTGAAAATTCTGGCAAATGGCTAAAGGATGAAAGCAAATATGAGCAACAGGCAACAAGCGGAGGATTTGAAGTAATGTCTCAAGATTCAGCGAATGAATTGAATGGGCGATTTACGGCTTTGCAAATGATTGGGGAAGAAATTCTTTTGTATTTGCAGAGTTCTAATCAGATTGCAAATCTGCTGTATATAAGTGCAAGTATTGATTCGATAAATATAAGAATTGCGTCATTGTATGATATTGCAGATGAAACTCGCGTGATGATGGCTAATATATATATAGAATTGCAGCAAATTAGTGATAATACCGGAGATACGGTAAAGCAATTAAAAGAAGTAGTTTCCAAGTTGACAAAGATAGAAAACAATACAAATAATTTATAGCATGAAAGTTTATGATATAATGCAGAAAGCAATCTCTTTAGGTGCTTGTTGTGAGTCAGGAAAAGCTACAGACTGGAAAAGTTTGTGTTGGCTTTTCTTTTCCCCACAAGGTCGGGAGTTTTGCGAACATAACAACTATCCACCCCTAGAATCATTTAGGGGGATGGCCAAGAATGTGAAACCGTTTGGGGTTTATGTGGATTGTGGATATATTGAACTCTGCAATAAACCAAATGTTGCAGTAGTAGGAAATACCATTGCGAGCTTGTCTTATGATGATAATACAAAGGTTCATAAGGTAATGCTCATGCACGGGGGAAAGGCTAAAATAGAAGCAACTAACTATTCCGTGATATTAGTTGTAAATATCGGAGGATGTGAGGTCGATATTATAAATGACGGAACTGCAAAAATATTATAGATTATGTTGGGAGACTTATTTATAAACAGTAATGATGCTTGGGGAACATATAGGGTTGCTATGGGGGAAAGCTTTATTCAGAACCTTCTTACTCCTGCCGGCAATAAGGATTTTATAGAAAGCGAAAGCCGCCTTGAAAACGGGAAGATGGTAATATATAACAATCCTAAAATTTCAAGTCGTGATGTGACATTGACATTTAATATTCACGGCGATACTCCCGAAGAATATTTATCCAATTATGCAAAGTTCGTTTCGGAACTCCAGAAGGGGAAAGTTATAGTTCGGGTTCCAGCTATTGGCATGTCCTTTATTCTTGTTCATAAAAAATCTACGAGTTTTGCTCTTGACAGGTCGCGTATGAACAGCCGGTTATCTGTTAAGTTTGAAGAGCCTAATCCTGATGATAGAGATTAATTCACGACAATCATATTATTGTCGTATTTAGGAAGTTCAGAAAATTGGACTTCCTTTTTTTATCCCTGAACTTTGAACATATGATTGATATAAGGGACATATCAGACAGAATCAAGTTGTCAGTATCAATAGGATCGAGTTCATTGCATCGATTTGAGCTGATGAAAGAGGATTATATTAGTATTGTATTCTCTTTAGAAACTCCGGTACGATTGGAGATAGGAGACAATGTTGATTATGAAGGCTCGCTTTATTATATAACAGATAAAGTATACCCAACATTTAATACTTCTAACGGTGGATATGATTATACACTCAGGCTGGAATCACATTATTATCGATGGAAGAATCATATACTTTTTTATGATCGACAAGGAAATAAAGAAGCATCTTGGAGCCTTACCCGTTCCCCGGAAGCGCATTTGAGCATTGTCGTTTCCAATCTCCGTGCAATAGGATTTACTTTTAAAGGCAAGGAATATCAAGCTATAGTGGATAGCACTGTTGATCCTGTAGCTAAATTTGTGCAGTATAACAACACAAACATCATAGATGCTCTGACAAAAATAGCGGAGGCATGGGAATGTGAATGGTGGGTTGATGGGGATAAAATATATCTTGGACATTTGGAACATGGGGAACCTGTAAACTTGGAAATAGGGAAGGAAATATCTTCAATGTCAAGGAGCCAGAGTCAGGATATTTTTGCAACAAGACTATATGCTTTTGGATCGTCTCGAAATCTCCCTTCTGACTATCGGAAGGGAGAAACGGGGGCAGTCGTCGAGGGTGTCGTCCAAAAAAGACTGATGCTTCCTGCTGGGACTCCGTATGTGGATGTTATCGAAGGCTTGGAGGAAGAGCAGGTTGTTGAAGCGGTCATTATCTTTGAGGACATCTATCCTCGTGTGACCGGAACGATAACTGAAGTAATTCCTAAGGAAATCACGGATGAGGATGATTCTGGCGATCCTATCACATTCACTGTATATCGGTTCAAGGATGCGAATTTGACATTTAAAAAAGAATATATTCTTCCCGGACAGGACTTGCACGTCATATTTCAGACCGGTCCCCTTTCGGGAATGGATTTTGCTTTGGAATTCAACCCGGAAAGATTGCCGGAAGATAACCCGGAAGCGCAAGTGTTTGAAATAGTACGCAATGATACTTATGGACAGACTTTGCCAGAAAGCCCACTTATTCCAGGTATAGGGAATAAATATATCTTGTACAATTTTGATACCCGTTATGTAAATGACGCTCTAATTCCACAGGCTGAACAGGAACTTTTGGAAAGAACGATTGCATATAAGGACAAGGTCGTTTCTGATCCTTCGACATATACATGCAGTCTTAATTCTTATCGGGTTTCCGGTTATGATGAAAACAATGGGTTGTTAAATCCAGAAAAAGAAATCAACCTGTTGCCAGGGCAAAAAGTAAACCTTATAAATAAGGCGTATTTTGAGAACGGTCGTATCTCTCGTGTAATCGGCTTTGAGAAGAAGTTGGATATCCCCTACGATTCCCCTGTATACACAATCGGGGAAAGTGCAGCCTATTCCCGATTAGGGGAACTGGAACAAAAGTTAGATAATATTCAGTTTAAAGGGAATACTTATGTGAATCAAGGTGGCGGCTTTGGTGTTTATATCGTGAAAAAGGATGATGCTACTGCTGCTTCAGATGAAAATGTATTTTCAGCACTGCGTACACTATATGAGATAAATAAGGCTTATGTAGACATAAGTGATATGTATCTTCGCAAAGATATCGACGATACCGCCCACGGGAATATACTTTTTGACAAGAAGATCGGCTCTTCCATTTTCATAGATGGCTGGGAAGGTAAAGGCTGGGAGATCCAGAGTACGGGCGCCGCCATATTGGATTCGCTTCGTGTGCGGAGTGATATCTATGTGGGGGGCAATACCGGATCGCCAACTTTTGCATCCGGTTTTACCGGTTGGGGATGGCAGATAGACACACCGACGGCCACCGGGGAGATGGACAACCTCTTTATTCGAAAGACATTCACTGCTTACGAGATTGTTTATTCCCAGATTTACGGTTTAGGAGGTAGCCAGATTGTTTCTGACATCAACAAAATAGCCAGAGTAGAAGTGATGTCTGACCGTTATCGCTGTTATATGGACGATATGGATGGTCTTATGCTTATGAACCTGCGTAAGGGTGACGGTGTCAGAATACAGACACGGACGGGAACGACCAGTATCAAGTATCTTTTCGGACGTTGTATCGGTGTAGACAGTGACTATTTTGATATAGCTATTCCTCTGATAGAAGGGACAGGGCAACCGGAAGCCGGAGATTTTGCCCTTCGTTGGGGTAACAATGAAGATACAGACCGGCAGGGATTGATATATCTAACAACGGCCGATAGCGGTGCGCCATTTATCGATGTGTACGATGGTATTACTGATGCCAGCACCGAAGGCAAGTTGAAAGCCCGTATTGGACATCTGACAGGAATCAGGACACAGAGAGGCGATCAGTTGTCTGGTTATGGGGCTTATTTGAACGGGATATACGTTGAAAACTCGACATTCATTCTTCAAAATGGGGATACCATTGAGCAGACCTTTATTGCCATGAACGGCAAGTTTGAAAGCCTTATTGATAGCATCCGTAACGACATATCCGCAGAAGGTGGTAACATCCTTGTAAACTCTTCTTTCAGCCAGAATACAAACTATTGGACAGCCGCAAATAACGTTCATTTTATCAACGTAGGTGGAGAATATCTTTGGCTGGACGGTAGCTTCTATGTAGAAAAGGGTCAAGTTGCCGATATCTATAATGACAACGGTCAAAACGTTCTGCGAATAAGGAACACGTATATCCTTCAGCAGAATGCTATAATGAATATCCCGGATCACACGGAAGAAGAAAAGACGTATTCTTTCTCTTTGTTCTATAAGGTGCTCCGTCCCGGTTCTTGCGGTTTCGGTATCCCAGGAACTGAGTTGTATCATGAAGAGCAGCTATCGGAAAGCGACAGCTATCAAAAGCTGTCTAAGGTCGGGAAATGGAACGGGAAAGGTGATTTTGAACTGAGGTTCACTGGTGAGATACTTATTTATGGTGTAGGGCTGTTTTCTGATGAGATTGCGGATGCTATTGTCAAGTTGCAGACACAGATCGACCAAACAGACGAATACATCAAACTGTTGGCGACAAAAGATTATGTAGATAGTGAGACGGGAGAAATCTATGTCCACTTTGACAGTCAGTTGCAGATTACCGCAGAACAGATGTCCGGTATATCTACGAAGGTGGATAATATCAACAATACGATAGAAAGTGCCGGGTGGATCACGCAGGCGGATGCTGTTTCTCTGTTTGCATCGAAAAATGATTTAAAAACACTTGAAACATCGGTTGCAAACCTGTCCGTGGAGTATGATCAGATATCTTCGGCCGTAGGAACAAATACTCAAGGCATAAAAGATGCAGCAGATTTAGCAAATAAAGCTTTTGAATGCGGTTTGTATTCACAGGAACAATATTCCCAAACAAATGATCCTTGGCAATCTTGGCCATCAGGTCAGGAATTTAAACACGTAGGAGCATTGTGGTATAATCCGTCGACAAAAATAACAAAGCGGTATATCGGTGTAAACGGAACGCAGTCATGGGAAACGGTTAACGACAATGCTGTATCGGCTGCATCTTTTGTCTTGCAAAATAAAGATAAATGGCGGGTTGTCGTTGCTAATTTTGATGCCGACGGTAATCCTACGGAAGAATCCGGAATAATGACGACCGCTTATGGTAATAATTTATATGCCAGGAAAGATAATATTATATCATCTATAAATCAATCTCCTGAAAGTATTACACTTGAAGCATCCAAGATAAATCTTAAAGGTGCAACTCAAATTGGATCGTTTACCATAACTGAATATGGCTGGTTTAAATGCAATGCAAGTCCGGGAAAAGATGTTGGATATATAGATATGATAGGGGAGAATACTCGTATTGCTTTTGGGTGCAATTTAGCTCCTTTGTCGACTGGAGGTTCGTTTACTTGCACGGCTATTATAAAGAACCATAATAAGGCCAGTTCTGGTGGAACGACATATGGGCTTTCGGTATCTGCTTCTGGGGATGCTAGCACAGATGTTAAGCCTATTGCTGTAGATTGTGACGGAGGACTTCGTGTCAAAGGAAATTTCGGGATCATAGAGGATGTGTTTACTGGACCTAATATTGCTCCAAGCGATAGCAGTTTTTCATCGGCTAAGAATTTGCGAAATCAAAGGACTTATATATATCAACCTACATCAGATATAACAGTCAATCTGCCGAGTGATAGCGCAATAAAATCTGAATTTGGCTATTTTAATTCAGGACATGCAGTTGTTGAGAACTCTGCCATTATTATCATTTTATTGGTGACAAAATGGGCTACAGGGAGAATATATGTCGCAGCTAAAGGAGGAACAAATAATAATATCATAAATGAAAATGGAGATACTATAAATGAAGCGTCTGGAAGCAATACTGGTTTCTGGATGGGTAAAGGTGATTCCGCTATTTTGATGTATTTCAATAAGAATTGGTATATAATAAATAGAAACTCATAAAAAAAATCATTATGAAACAAGTAAATTTCAAAGAGTTAAATGTAGAAGTTGGAATAGATCAGTACCAAAATCATGATCTTCGAAAGGAGATTGGGAACGCTCTGCACCGTGCATCGGAGAGTGTCCCAATGAGCGAATTGGCACGCAATATTTATTATTCAGAAGGGGATATCAAAATCCCTGATGAAGAATTTGACGAAATGATGAAACTCATCAAGCCGGGCTTCAAAAGATTTGTATTAGACAGCATTGTGCGTTCAGCAACAGAAGTCGAAACAGAAACTAAAGATAAGGAGGAATAAGTTATGGCACTCGAACAAGTATCATCAGTGGTCAAGAGCACATACCTGAACAATGTGGCAGGTTACGAAGTACAGTACAATATCACACAGGATGAAGGGGAAAACGTTAAGTCGGTAACGGGTACAGTCAAGAAGGCAGATGTTCGTTTCGGCTACATAATCATCAATGCAGACGGGACCAAGAATATATCATTTGACAAGTCTATACCGGATGCAGATAGCGAGGCTATATATACAGCGGCATTGGCGGATGCAAAATCAATTTTTGAACAGAGGAATAAAATAGATTAACACCTATGGCAGCAGGAGATATCATATTATCAGACGGGACAACGATCACGCCGGAAGACTTGCAGAAGATTGCGGCAGCGGTGGAGGATTTGATTGCGTCTACGGCGAAAGATCCGGGGCAGTACGAAGAGGTAAGTTCGCTTACCGGTGTGTCCTCTCTTCCCGCCTTTCAGGTATTGGGTAGCACATATAAGCTTGTACGTGTTGCTCTGTCTGTCTTGAAGGGGGTAGATGGACGTGAAGTATTCTTGCAGGTAAATCAGGATAAAACCTATATCCAATGGCGTTATACAGACGGTAATTGGCAGAATCTTGTTGCTTTGTCCGATCTGAAAGGTACTGCCGGTGATACTCCTGTTTTCCGTACCGGTAGCACAGGCATTGAATGGAAGTACACCAGTGAAGAAGATACAGCTTATCGTGTACTTGTCCCTTACGATGATTTGAAGTTGAAGTTTTCCGATCTGACATCGGAACAGAAAGACGAGCTGAAATTGCATTTTTCTGATTTGACGGAAGAAGATAAGGCAGAATTGAAGGGTGAAAAGGGTGATATTGGTCCGCAAGGTCTTAGAGGAGAACAAGGGATTCAAGGAGAAACAGGCCCGCAGGGACCTATTGGCGAAACTGGTCCACAAGGCCCTGTTGGGCCTAAAGGCGAGCAGGGAGTAAAAGGCGATAAAGGAGATACGGGAAGTGGTTTTAAGGTACTTGGATATTTTAGCACGCAGGAAGAATTAGAGTCTGGAATAGTTTCCCCACAAGCTGGTGATGCTTATGGCGTTGGTAAAGGTGCTCCGTGCGACATTTATATTTATGATGCAATCAATTCCGTGTGGAAAAACAATGGTCCGCTTCAAGGTGCTCAGGGTCCAAAAGGCGACAAAGGTGATACCGGTCCTCAAGGACCTCAAGGTGAAAGAGGTGATATAGGTCCTCAAGGTTTGCAGGGTATTCAAGGCGATCCTGGCCCTCAAGGTCCTACGGGAGAACAGGGCCCGAAAGGCGATAAAGGAGATCGAGGTCCAGAAGGTCCGCAAGGCCCAGCAGGAGAAGATGCGGCTATTACGGTAGATGCTCCAAAAGACGGAAAAACCTACGGGCGTAACAATGGGGCGTGGTCGGAGATAGTGGCGAGCAATCAGTATCTGGATGTTGCAACTTTATTCCCAGAGGAGAATGGTACATTGTCAGATGAAAATTATCAAAAGGTAGTTGATGCAGTAAATAAAGGAATAACAACAGCAAGAATTGAGACTAACCCTGATGGATTTGGCCCGATAACAATTAATAATTCTACTGAAATATATGGTATTACAACAAATATTTTAGCGGTAGACCCCAGTGATCGTTCTATATGGTTGACAATAATAGCCATAATTATTAATAAAAGTGACAAGGTATATACCTTGGTATCTAATCGACAAAATATCCAAAATACTGGATCTGGTACAAAATACCTCTCCGACAACGGTCAATACCTCACTCCCCCTATCGCTACCCCCGCCACAGCGGGGTATATGTCGACGGAGGACAAGAAGAGGGTGGATGATATAGTAAACTTTGGCACAGGGAGTAATGCTGTCACCACTCTTGTGAATATACCGACAAACAAGAGGTTGGTTAAGGCTATCCTATCCTCCGCTTCAAACCTATCGATAAATGAGTCTGCAAGGGCATTGAATGTAGGCGAAGAGATATACCTTGATTGTAATCCTACCGCTTCTTTTACGCAGCCCATCCCTACTACTGGCAGTTTTAGATCAATGTCCGGTAGTTCTATTACCACTACTTCCGGCGTGCCTTTCGAGATGTCCATTTTGAAGATCGCTACGAGTGGTGTCATGTATTCAATAACCGTTAAAGAGAAGGATTGATATGTTGAGAAGAAGGACGATAGGAAGTAAGAAGTTAGTATTCTTTCAGAAGCGGTTTTATCCGGCAGGAAATTACACATGGACGGTTCCACCTGGATGTACGGAGGTTGATGTGTTTCTTGTCGGAGGCGGTGGAGGATGTTCATATAATTCAAGATTAGGAACTCCTGGAGGCGGTGGAGGTGGTTACACTAAAACATATAAGAAGGATACCGCTGGATATAGAGATGGCAACGCGATAACTGTTACACCAGGACAAACTATTGAAATTATAGTTGGTGCAGGAGTTCGTGGCGCAAATGGGGGATATTCACAGTTTATGAGTTCGCTTTACCGGGCTAAAGGAGGCCATCTGTCTCAATGGAATGGAGACGGAAATGGTGGTTCGGGAGGTGTAGGGGTAGATAGATCTACTCATTCGGTCGGAGGCTCAGATGGTACAGGCAGTGGTGGAACATCGGGGCAAGGACATACGACGCGTGATTTTGGGGAATCTAATGGTAAAAGGAATGCAGCAGGTGGGGCAAGCTCCTATAATAAATCAGGCAGGGAGACATCTCAGCCGGGAACATCAGATTATACAGAAGGGAGTGGCGAAGGCAGTAATGAAAGTAGTTCTTTGGTTTCTGGCTGGAGTGCCGGACTTGGTGGTGGCGGCTACGGTGGTGGAGCTGGGGGAAATGCATCGGGAAAATCGACGAAAGGTGGCGATGGCACTGTCCTGATCCGATATTGGGCTTACGAAGAATAAAACAAATATAAGTGATATGAGTAAATATATATATATACAAAAAGACGCAGCAAACATATATGTCACAATGCCGGAAAAGCTTGATACAGCAAACAACGATATCGGCACGACATGGGAGGATTATGTTGCAGGAAAGTACGTTTTGCAGACAGAAGAACAGATTGCCTTTAAAGAGGCAAACGAAGGTGCATCCGTAGAAGAAGTGTTCAATATGCAATTGACACCCATTCCCGAACCGACACCGGAAGAAAAACTTCAAACTGCAAAAGACTTGAAGCGTCAGGAAGTCTACAACACCGACTACCGGCACTATTACATAGAGGACAACGATGTATATACATACGACCGTTTGTCTCTAAAAGACCAGTGTGCCCGAAAAGATACGGTTGAAGTAAACGGGAATTCGTATAAATCATCTCTGTTATTGGAAGCTCTCAATGAGATGGCAGACTATAATGATATCTGTATAGGTCTATCAGAAAAGTTACTCTCTGATATTGAAGCTGCCGAGACAGTGGAAGATGTAGAAGCGATTGAGGTGACGGGCTACCCCGATGTAATCCATAGAACAACAGCCGAATTACAGGAAGCCGTAAAATACACGGAAACGCACGATTCAGAGAAGCAACTATCCCGTATCACCCGTAAATCTGTGTCTGCAATGTCACTGACGAATGATGAAGCGATTGGTGCCAAATACGCACATGCGGAATGGAAAGAATTTATTAACGGGAAGTTGGAAACCGGCAACCGGGTAATTAACGATGACTGGTTATGGAAAGTCCGGCAACCGATAAATCCGGTTCTCGAAATATATCCTCCTTCGGTAGATACGGCTGCCCTTTATGAGCGCATGGACGAAAATCACAAAGGCACGGAATACGATCCCAAACTCTATGCGCCAGGCATGACGCTTGAACAGGGAAAGTATTATACGGAAATGGAAGACGGCGTAAGGAAGAAATATTACTGCTTTTATGGTACGATTAATCCGGTATATGCCCATTTGAAAGAATTGATTAACATAAATGTAAGATTGGTATGATAACTATTTTGACGATTATTTCAATGCTTGTTATTGCGGCCTACACGGCTGCCGTGTGTGTAAAGACTAAGGGTGTACCTTATTCCATAAGTGCAACCTATTACTACCTGGAGCATAAATTGTGGTTTATGGCAACAATGTGGCTGACTGCCGGTTTATTGATGCCTGCAATATTGGAGGTAAGTAAACCAAACACGGAATGGGTTGCATTTCTGTCCTGTGCTGGCATGTTCTTTGTTGGTTCAGCTCCCAATTTCAAAGATGATTATGAGAGCAAGATACATTCTGCTGGAGCAATCATCTGTATTGCCGGATCGCAACTTTGGGTGGCATTGAACCTCTGGCCAATGTTGTTAGTATGGCTTGCCTATGTAGGGTATACTGCATTAAGCATTGCCAAAGAAAAAGAGGGCACATTTTGGTATAAGTTCTACCAGAGCAAGCCGATGTTCTGGATTGAGATAGCAGCCTTATTATCCACTTATTTTACCGTGTTATTCAATATGTGATATTATGCAAAGATTAATTCCATATATACAAGATTTTACCGGCAGGGTACAGGCTGTTTCTATTGCGGTAATTGCTTCAATGTTAGATTTTTTCGCACCTATCGAGCATTTTCTTATAGTAATACCTGTAATGGCTACCATAGATATGTTCTGGGGGCTGGCAGCCGATGATTTGCGTTTTAGGAAAAGTAAATTTTTTAGGACGATAATCTATCTTCTGATTTACCTTTTGATCCTGCTTATTGCTTTTTGGATTGGTATAATGATGGAGCAGGATAAAGACAGTACAAAAGCCTTTGTCAGTTGGATAACGTGGGTAGTAGTGTATTGTTATGGTCTGAATATACTGAAAAACATGCACACGGTATATCCAGACAATAAAGTTATAGCCTTTTTGTATTGGGTTGGATCGGTTAAGTTTCTAAGTAAAGTAAATTATCTTGAAGAATATATGAAATCAGTAAAGAAAAAGGAGGATAGGAAATGAATATAACAGAGAATTTTACATTGGAAGAATTTATGCATAGCGATACTGCTATTGTAAAAGGAATAAAGAATGATCCGGGATCGCGTGAGAAACTGGCTATCACCAATCTGTGTGCAAAATTGCTACAACCATTACGGGATGCTATCGGTAAGCCTATCTCCATTAATTCAGGCTACAGATGCCCAGAGTTGAATGCGGCAGTGGGGGGTGTCCCTACATCTCAACATCAAAAAGGGGAAGCAGCCGATTTGAGTATTAATGGAAAGGCCGGTGATTTATTGGAAGTATTGGAAGATTCCGGTTTGCCATTCGATCAGGCCATCTTGTACCGTAAAAATAACTTCCTTCATGTTTCGCTAAAGCTAGAAGGAGAACAAAGAAAACAGATCATCATCAAGAAATGAAAGCCTGGTATGCCATATCTGTTTTAGCTCTTTGTTTTGCTTGTTTCTTTGCCGGAAGGTATTCGGTAGAAAAGCAAATAGAGGTAGTCAAGGAAACAGACACGATCAACAAACCTGTTCCTGAGCCTTCTTACATGCTTGATGTAGAGGAAATCGAGCTACCTTACCCGATTTTCGTTTATTCGAAGGGTGACACGGTAAAGGAACTTGACACGATTTATATCCCGTTATCAATCCAGAGAAAGGTTTATGAGACAGATTTGTATAGGGCGGTAGTTAGCGGTTATAGACCCAATCTCGATTCGATGATAATCTATCATAAACGGGAGATCGTCTACCAGAAAGATCGTCGGTGGGGATTAGGAGTAATAGGTGGATATGGGATAGGCAGAAGTGGCTTTTCTCCGTATATCGGGGTAGGCCTATATTATAGAATTTGGTAAGTAGACTTTTGTTCATAGTCTCTTCCTATGGGGCTGGGAAGTAAAATAAAAGCCCCCAACGTATCACGTTTAACTGCTACATAAAACTGATACACAAGCATAGACACTCGCACGTTGGGGACTTAATATCTTCAACATGAATGTCTATGCTTTTGTTGCATTATGTGCGATAAGTTTTATGTAGCGAAGGTAAAGATATAACTAAAATTCAAACATTATGTGTAAATCTGAAATCTTTGCCAAAATATTAAGAATTGTCTCTAAAGAGACAGAAGTATCAGAAGACCTGATACTGTCAAAGTGTAAACGAAGTGATATTGTTGATTCACGCGGTATCATGGTTGTTATACTATCTGAATATAAATTCAGTGGATCTCAAATATCGTCATTTACCGGATTTACGCAGCAATCGATCAACAAGTTGAAAAATATCTACCCTGACAGAATACGCAGAAATTATCTGCTAAAGGTTATAGTTAGGAATATACGTGAGTCGCTTGGTATGCCATTAAGGAGTTTGTAAATTATACTTAAATATTGCTAACCGTATATCGTTATTATAGTTTCAACTTATATATTTGCAATGCGTTTGATTGGAACATTAACACCTCCAATCCGGCGAACTGTCATTCGCCACCTCCGTCCTATCTCCCTTCAGAGAAAAAGACATAAGCCCATAGTCCTGTAGCTTTGGGCTTTTTTAGTTATGCTTGACAGGGTGTAACTAATATAGTTTGCCGATACAGGTCGGTGGACAAATCGGAAAGGAGGTGTTAATGTGAAAGATCAAACGCAAAAAGACGGCAAAATCCGTATTTTCTGTCGATATATTGTGAAAAATGGGAAGAGGATTTATCCTAAAAATTCTCGTTTCTTTTCTTTCTTGATAGATGACAAGAAATTGGCGTAATGCTGTTTTAAGGGGATGTACAGGAATCCCCTATTTTTATCTGATCATAATAGATATAACGAAGGGCCGAATAACTTTGTGTGTTAAACAGCCCTCCAAACGTGATACGCCGGGTACGAAGCCCCAACATGCGGGTCTATGTTATTTATGTAGCAATCATGATGCTATTATTTTAGTCTCGTTATCTAATCCGACATATTGGTTGTCATTTCTAATGCCTGTAAGTCCGAACGGGGTTTTATGTTCAAACCAACATTGCATATTTAAATCATTGACTAATTTTACAATATGTAAGAGTGATCTTATTGTAAACCTATTTTCTTCAATATCAAATTCGTCTATATTGAGTATATCTTGAATTAATCCCAGCAGACAGGAAGGTAAACCGAATATGCCTGCATCATCTAAAATATCTTTGCCGAACTCTGCTAATACCCCTACTTGATCTGCTGTAAGACCTTCGAACTTTGTTGCTAAATCTTTAAATTCCATGATTTTGTAATTATTTTTTTGGTTTATTAATTGGTATAATATTGGCTGTACGTCCTTACGCCGTACCTCTAAATGTCTAAGTTATAATGCTATTATGCTATCTTAATAATTTGAAGAAGTTCTGCAAATTTGTCCTCGTAATATAAAGGTTGTGTCTCTTTCGGATTGTTTGGGTTCACCTGGTTCTCTCCAAATGAAGTTCCTTTATCTGTAATGGATTTAAATTTCTTTGTTCCACCCTTTGAGGATAGCCGGGTTATCTCCTTAAGATATCCTTTCTCTATTAGTTTCGCATTGAACTGCTGTGCACTCATAGATGAACCGTTTTCTTTCAATAAAGCACTGGCCGATTTGAGGATTCCTTTCGATGGAGTGTAGTCGGGAGTAGGGAGGCCTAACGGTTCGGCTACCTGCTTTAATAATCCGAGTTTTGAAGCGTCGTTCAGATTTAGATACCGACTTACGCCCTCTATCCACATAAGTGAAGCCTTTACTTTTGTTGTAAGTCCGGTGGAACGTTTACGGGAAGTTGGCAAAGATTTGTTAGCTGTTTTGTGGAAAACTTGACGGTAGACCTCGAAAACAGAACGCACTTTTCGGGCGATGAAAAACTCCATGCAAGATAAGGTAAGATAATAGTCTGTTGAAGCAAATCTACCACCTTCGCCATTTTGGGCTATGGTGATAAAATCAACATCCTCAATAAAATTATCTCTTAATGCGCGGACAGCCTTGCTCTTTTCAGAATAAACAAGAGGCCACACCTCATCAAGATTTACGGGGAACTCGTTGGCTGATTGTGACAACTTTAATACTGCGTTAAAATACGCTTTGATTTCGCTTTCGCTACTCTCTTTGGATAAAATTTGATTGTTTAGCATAAAAATAAAAAAAGCACACGTTCACGGCTGCTAAACAATCATAAGATTAATTTTGGGGACATTTCTGTTACCCCACCGTTCGTGTGCTATATCTTATATATAACAATATATCTAATATGTATTGGGCATAAAAATAACCCTTACGGATTACATAAGAGTTGCCCACTCTTATAATTGTTTAGCATTGCAAAGGAAAGAAAAAATAGTGATATGGCAAAATATTGAAGAATATTTTTTAGACATAAAAAAAACTGCGCTACGTGTTGTCTAAGTCTTCAAAGCAAAACTCCGTGGGTATTTCTACTCCACGACACGGCGCAGTTATATTATTATATAACAATATCGTATATGTATGGGCACAAAAAACGCTGACATAAGCCAGCGGTAACGTACCGCTTTGAAAATTTAGACACCGCAAACATACGCCTTTTTTCTGAAACTGCAAAGAAAAAGCGGTGAAAAAACAATCTCACCGCTTTTTAAATATGCCTCCAGAGAGGACTTGTGTAAACAAATGCCAAATTAAAGTTGCACAGAAATCAATTCTTTCCCTGCCTTATGAATCGCTTGTTCTATTTTAGCCTTTTGGGCCTCAGAAGCGAAAGCGATCCGCTGTTTATACTGGCGCATCAGTGATGGATTGATGCCGGCATATTTCGCAAAGGTAGACACGCTTATGAATTTGAAACATTCAAAGAATGACGCGATATCATATTTATATTCAAAATCAATACCACGTAACGTATCAGGCACATCTTTACCGATCTCAGTCAACATGGTTTTGTAATCCTCTATTGCTAATCTCAAAGATGCCTTTGCTTCGTCAACCGTTTTACCTTGTCCATTTAAACTGAATCCATCAAATTCGGGAACATAAATACTTATAGTCTTATCGTCCCACATTTCTACAATAGCTGTTGTTTTCATAGGCTGTTTATTTATTGTGTAAACAAATTTGCGGGTCATTTAAGACCCGCATCTTTCATCATGCTGTTCAATGTTCCGCCTTTTACTTCTTTAGACCCATGTCGCCAAACCCGGAAGTATTTACCCGTCTTTGGGCTGTACCATACATCGTGTTCTTTGCCATGGCTCACGAAGTAGCATCCTATTTTAGCAGCTTTCTTCAAGAACTCTGTTGTTTTCATATCAAAGAGCATTTGTTTACAATGCAAAGATAACATATTTGTTATAATAAGACAATGGTATCCGTGTTGTTTATAACATATTTGTTATTAATTAACATTGCATAGTTTTTATAGGAGGCTAATACAGAAAAGATAAGGGAACAAGTAAAAAAATCAGACAGTTTAACAACAACTTTACAACAATCCTACAACATTCTACCATTCAATACAATTACTGTTTTGCGACATTTGCGATGCGGTTGATATTGACCGTAACTAAGATTTAAAATACAATGGAAAAAACTTATGTATTTAATCAAGACGGGGCAGGTGGAGCGAGTAACGGCTTACTTGCATCAATCCTTCCGTCTTTGCAGAACAGAGGTATTGACACAGGTTACCTCATGGGATTAATGAACGGTGGAGGCGGTAACGGTGGTTTCTTCGGGAACAACGGCGGTTTTCAGGACATTATTGCGTTGATTGTGATTGCTGCCATCTTTGGCAACGGCAACTTCGGTTTTGGAGGAAACAACAATCAGGGTGCCAATGAAGGAAGAGACATGATTATGCAAATGCTTAATCGCAACGGTGTGGACATCGCATCACTTGCCCAGGCGTTGAATTTATCTTCAGACCAAATCCTTGCTGGTATTAACTCTGTATCTCAGGCTATATGCGGTCTAGGCAATCAGATGGGACAGAATACCAACAGTATCATTACTGCAATTATGCAGGGCAATCAATCTATCTCTGCTCAATTAGTCGATTGTTGCTGCAAAACGCAGACTGCGATTGAACGACAGGGGTATGAAAGTCGCTTAGCGAGTTGCGAAAACATGAATACGCTTACACGTACAATGGAAGGGAATACTCGTTCTTTGTCGGACGCTTACCGTGAAGGATTCCAGGCTATTGTAGCCAAGATGGATGCCGCAGAGGCACGCCGTCAGCAGGAAGCCCTTGCTGCAAGGGATGCAAGAATTGCAGTTTTGGAGGGGGAAATATCTCAGCGTAATCAGAATGCGACAATCTTGAGCAACTTCGGTCAGCAGATCGCGCCGTTGGTAGCCGGCTTGCAGGCATTGCAAAGTGATGTAGACGGTATCAAGTGCAAGATGCCTCCAACGGTATCCGTTCCTTATCCACAGTTGCAGGTGTATAACCCGGAAACCTATCGTGCGGCCGCTTTCGGTGCTTATGCCGGTGACGCGGCTTATGGACGCGGCGGTTACGGATGTGGTTGCAATAACTACTGGGGTTGATCCGGGTAAGAAAGGAGGTAATTATGTGGCCTAACTTTTTTACAGGATTTCCTTTTCCGTTCCCTTCACTTGGCAGGGCAAACTTTAACACCTTGCCAACGGTGGCTGTGACGGTAGGGACGGAGAACGTGACATTAGAGCTTCCGAACCATGCGTTTCGTAACCGGGATTATGTAGGCGGTTTCTATGTCAATCTCCGTCAAGCTATCCCGGCTGGAACAACAGCAACACTGCCCATTCTGATAGGGACGAACGGAGACACGAGACCGTTAATGGCTTACGGCGATGTGCCTGTGCGAGTAGAGGACCTTGCCGGTCCGGGTATCTATGAGATCCATTACAACAAATACACGAACGAATTGTATCTTGTTAATGGTGGATATAGACCGACAACGACTCCGGCTCCTACAGCAGAAACGGCTTCTTTGCGAAGCAAGTAGTAATTAACATGGAGTTCTGTGGTTGTTGTAAAAATTGCAATAACCACACTCCTTTAAAATCAAACAATCATGTTTCAGAATCTTCGAGTAAATAATCAGTTGTATATTCTTCATAAGGAAGCCAAACATTTCATAGAGATTGGTTCTGTGGTAAGCGTTTCTGCACCCAAGCCTAAATATCCTATGCCCGCTCCTATGGGGCAGATACCTCAGATGGAGATGGTCGTAGATGTCGTGGCTAATATTAATGGTCAGAACACGACGTTTCAGAATCTTCCCTCCGGTAGTGATATAGCCGACTTTGGGCAAAACGGGAATCTTGTTGTCTCATGTTCCCGCGATGCGATGAACAATGAAATATCCATGATAAAACAAAAAAGATTGGATAGGGTTAACAGTCGGGACTATGACCTCAGCGTGATAGCATCCTGCGATGAGATGTTGACAATGATCAATCCTGAATTTGCAGAAAAGCAACGTCAAGAACAGGAAATCAACACCCTTAAGGCCCAGATGTCTGATATGAGCAAGAACATGTCTGAACTTATGGAGCTAAACAAGCAATTGATGCAACAGCTTGGAGTTAAGGAAACAACTAAAAAGTAATAATTATGGGATCAAATAGAAAACTTGAAGAGCTTTTCAGAGAGTTCGATGCTTATGAAGACGAAGACTTGATGGAAGCGATAGAAGAAGCCTATAAACTTGGTTGCAAGGAAGGCAAGAGAAAAGCAATGGAAGGCGGTATGGGATTCCGAGACGATGACGATGACGACGACGATGAATTCCGCGATATGTGGAGACGCGGTGGAGAAGGTTTCGGTGAAAGGCGCGGCGTGAGAGGAACCGGACGGTATGCCGGGGAATACCGCAGACGCAGACGTTAAATCAGAAGGGGACATTGTGCCCCTTCTTAAAAAGTAAAGATATGAGATTAGATATGTACGATGATTTTCCTTCGGGGATGAAAGCTTATTTAAGCGCATATGGCTGGCATTTTTCTAAGGCTATGTGTGATTGGGCTATTTCTATGATGGAAAAAGAAGATGGAACTGGCAAGAAAATAAAGGTACAGCCCTGGACAAAAGAGCAGATCGACGAAATGCTTAAAAAATATAACGTCGATGTAAAGAAGAAAGGCGGCTATGACTATGTGTATGTTGCCAATATGTGCAAGGCTGATTTTCTTGGTTCCTCCGTTCCCCACGATCAATATGCTGCTTTATACGTGAAGAACGTTTGCGACGATCCGGATGCTTACGATGGTATTGTATTTACTCGTTTCTACGCTGATTGCATCGGTTCTGGAACGCCTATTATTTGGGATGAAATGATGTAAATATGATAAGAAGAGACCTATACATAAAGAAGTACGATTGGCAGGTGCATATATTTTATCGTGTCACCTGCTATTATACGGAAGAGATCATAGGTTTGTTGAAATCAATAGATTGTCCGAAAGACAAGGCAAGAGAGGCTTACAATAATTTGGTGTCATGCGAACTTGATACCGGTGTCACGTACTCCAATTACAAGCTACGGAAATCTGTAATGGTCATAAGCAAGACTTCGTCCCCGGAAGAGTTTTTAAACTCCCTAAAGCACGAATGCCGCCATTTGGAGGATCATATAGCTACGGCATTTAAAATGCCTATAGGAGGTGAAGAAGTAGCGTATTTGGCCGGTTATTTAGGTAGGATGTTGTACAAGGATGTGCAGTTGTTTATATGCGACTGCCGCAAACATAAACGGGAAAAGCTATGCGTAAAGCGAATAAAAAAGAAATAAGAAAATTAAAAAGGGAGTCAGCCAGACGCGAGATTGACCGCCTGGTTGACTCCCTTGACTTTGAGCCGGTCAACTTCAACGAGAAGGTGTGCCGGCTAAGGAGGCTGATGTGCCTACTGTAAATTCGTATATTAACAAGGATTTATCAAATCTGTTTATCCGGTTCAATAAATTCGACATTACATTCCTTCATCAGTTTCTCAAATGTAAATTTGTGATATTTGCTCCAATAGGAAGCATATCCAACTCCTCGAGAGAAAAGTTCATAATCACCTTCACCTGTTTTCATTGCCTTGTAGACGTCACGTATAGGGGGGGGATCGTCCGGCGCTCTCCATGCTGTTATATAATCCACAAAGCACACGATTCCCATTCCTTCATCAAGTAGTTGTTTTAGCCGGGATTACTCCAGGCTGGTTTTGTAGGGTATCATATGCTAAATTTCTTTTTTTTTGAAGTTTTTACATCCCGGACAAAAGAATCCGGTGTCATCACCGGTATAGTCATCTATTCCAAGACGAAAGCGCAACGGACGTTTAAACTCGCATAGTTCCTCGTTGGGTTTGTTTTCCTCTCCTTCTTCTATCGGGCAGAAATGCACGCAGTTATCACAGAACTGGATTTCTTTTATCCGTTTCTCTGCCGCGGTAGGTTTGGAACGTACAAGCCAGTACTTTTCTTCCTTGATAGGACAAGTGTCGCAATAGTCTTTGTTTGCCGTAATACAAACAATAAGATTCGCAAAACCATCCGGATATCTCATCAAGAAGTCTCTGTTTGATTTCTTTTTCTTTCACTTTCGTTCAAATCTTTTATATTTAAATTGAAACTTTTCATATACTCACAATCTCTATCACAAGGGCAATTATCATCATAGCAACTATCGTTGTGACTGTTCCAGCAAGGGCATTGCTTATGATATGCCTCTAATTTGGCTTTATCTCGAGCAGCTTTCATTTTAGCCTTAATATGATCCGGCAATGCTTCTTGTGCTACCGGATCGAAAGTGATACATTTCGTTTTATCCATAATGTTCAATTCCATTTTGTTATAGATTTACTTATACCAGCGTCCACCGCAATATTTTTTTAAAGTTGAATTAACTATTTAATAAATCATATAGCTCTTTCGCTCTGGAATATGTGTCAAATCCTTTCACATTCCGCCATTTTCCGGAGAGAAAACCATTCTCATATACTTGTACCCAGTAAACTGTTATGGGGATACAGCCGTTATAAGCATCGCCTCGAATTATTCTGTATCGCTTCATGTCTTTTTAATTTTTATCTTCTTTCTTGATCTTAATCTTATCAATCATCCTTTGATATTTAGCGGCCACATAGTCACAGTGTATTGCCAAATTCCTGTCGCGCTCCTTTTCGAGGCGCTTTATTTCTTCTTCTATCCAATCTTTCATATTTCATCTTTTTTTGTCATTTTTCGCATGATTCAAACGCTTTTTCAAATACTTCCGCCCTAAGCATATTGTTTGCTATGGCCTGAAAAGCGTTTGCAATTTCTGGCAACTCATTCAAATTCACATGTATCTCTTTGGGGGTAAGTACCTCTGTAAGTTCCCTTGCAAAGTGCAGCATCTTATCCATGGTGAGATACCGAAGGGGATTGTAAGCCAGTGGGGCATATTTGCTTATGGCGGTAAAGAAATCCCGGATGGTAATTTGGGATGTCTGGCATAACATGTCCACCGTAGAGCAAATGGAAAGAGCTTTATTCAAATCTTCATGGCATCCGGCATTATGCAATGCCTGGCTGACGGTAAATCCATAGCGATCTATATGAGGCTTGATATCGTCCTCCATGCTCTGCGTAATGAGGGCCATGGCTTCCGCGTTTACACCTGCGATCCGGCATATTTGTCTGTTGTATGCGGCCATTTGGCGGTCCATGCTGTTGACCAGCATTTTGACCTTTTGGCGATAAAGTCCGCATCCCTTGATGTGATCGGAAAGCTGCATTTCGAAATTATACACTTGGTCGTTGACGAATAGGACGATATATGTCAGACTCGTAACAAGACCGCCGGTGTCCTTGTCTATTTCATCCCAACTGTTGTATTGTTTCATGGCAGTAGCTTCGCTTCTGTGCATCTTATCCATCTGTAGCCGGAAAACGAGATGCTGTTCGTGCTCCGGTCTATGTCCGCAATAATTCTTACTTTTCCTTTGTACAAGACTTTTGATCCGATCTTGCATTGGGTCCTGAATACATTGATTTTCATAATTCTATTACCTTCGACTATCCCCTGTTACGGGAATGATGTTAAACATTTCCTTCCTCCTGTCACGGATAAAATCGCCATACAAGCGTTCTATTTCATCCCCGTCAGCATTGGTTGTGACAAAAGTTTTTAATCCAGTAGTCTGCCAATAGCTGTATCGGATGTGCAGGATATGCTGCATGACGTTCAGTTCCGTGCCATAATACTTGGTCGGAATCGGCTCTCTGCCAAGTTCGTCAAAACACATTGGCACTGGTCCGGATGATGACCATCCTGCGTTATCCAGATACCGGCTAAGATCACCTGTTAGCGAGTAATCCGTTGTCACTTGGCTGCATATATAGACCCTGAACCCCATCCTAAGGCTCTTGAAATATTGGCTGAACACTTGCATCAATGTGCTTTTGCCTGTACCTACAGGGCCTTCCAGCCAGATGCCCTTTCTCCTGTCAAGCCGCCCTTCCTGGAGGTGGAAGTACAGGAACAGGTCGTTTACTAAGTCCCTGTTGCGCTCATCTATGCGGAATGTTCCCTTTGTCACCTGCTCGGCTACATGCAGGAACCACCGTTTGTACGGATCGAGATCGATCTTAAGGCTCCCCGTAGCGTTTTGGACCGGCGGATGTATGATTCCTCCTATTCCCTGCATTTTTTCTTAGGTTTTCAAGTTTGATACTTAGCCATGATGCGAAATGGCTTTCCGCATCTTCCGGCGATTTCATTCTCACGTTCCGGCATGACAGCTCACGGAAAAACTCTTCCAGATAGGCGTGAATCTCGTTCATGCCGATATATTGCTGCCTGTGGATTATTTCAAGCCATGCGGAATCAGCGCATACGAACGCTTTGCATTCATCCAGTGGTTTGTCCACTTTTTCAGGGTGAAATCCCGGATGGTCCGGGTGGGAGAAAGAGCCGGAAGGCTCGCTTTTCTTTTCTCTCTCGATAGAGAGAGTTTCTTTTACTTTACTATTCTTTACTTTACGGCAATCTTCCTGAGTTTTTCGATATTCTTCCAGTATTTTTCGCGATTCTTCCGGAATAATGTCGTATTCTTCCGGAATTATTATGCCTTTCCGCTTCGCCCGGATACACATATCAATGTATCTTGATTGAATGGATGGTGAAGTAAGTACACTCCCATTAGAGAGCAGTTCCTTGCTGAAAAGACCCACAGCACAACAGTAGCGTACTATCTCATTCACCTTTGTTTCCTTCAATCCCCAGTATTCGGCTACATCAAAGGCAGTACTTTCGTCCCACACGAGGACACAGCCTCTTACCCGGTAGATCTCATTGAGTATATATTCGTAAACGGCAAAACCATCGCATCCGCAATCTTTTTTCAATCGCTTTATCCGGATGTCCTGGAACCTGTCGGAATCCATAGAATAGAAAGATAATCCTGTTTTCGCTTTAGCCATATCTTGATTTATCCATTGTTATCCAGTTTGTTGTTAATGATATAAAGATACTCATTAATATAGTTAGTTTATGGTTTAAATAATTGTGAATTAAATTTTTAAACTTTAGTTATCTATTCATAATCAATACCCAGTCTTATTTAATCTAAGCGATTCCTTCTCGTAACTAAGCAGGCTTCGAAGCGAATCCAGTTGATGCGTGCAAGAAGCATTGAGTCTATCCAGTCGGTCGACCAGATAGCATTCGTCTTCCGCGATACTGTCCAGCAAGGCATTCTGCACTTTGGCCGACAGGCAATTTTCTTTCGCTATCCGGATGATCATGTTCTGTATCTCGTCAGACTTTTTCTTCCGGAGTATTTTTTTTGCCTCTGCGAGCATTTCGCCGGTACGCATCATGTAGACCATGATGACGGATATGCGCTCTTGTATTTCCGCCGGATTGTTCGAGCAGGTGGTGTTTAGATAATCGCTTATTTCTTTTATCTCTTTCTCCATCGTCATACGTTGTTTAAGTACTCATTCACAACTTTCATGAATTCGCCGATCGAACGGACAACGACATATTTGGCGCCGATCCGACCAAACTCAGCTTCGTATTCCTTCTGGTGTACGGATTGTCTGTTTTTGCCGGCCTTCAACTCGATCCCCATAAACGGGTGTTCTTTATTTGGATATAGCAAAATGAGGTCCGGGACCCCGGCTCTGACACCCATTTGTTTAAACTTCGCCGCCTCGACTGCATTGCGATAGCCTCCGTTAGGAACGTGTATCAGCAAGTGTCTGAGGTTCGCATATTGCAAATCGAACCATCTGACTATTGACTTTTGTAATTGATCTTCTATATGTCTCATTCGTAATCGTAATTATCGTATTCATCCGGTTCATAGTCCGGTATGTCGTATCCAAAATCCATCGAGCTGTTTCCTTTCTCATCCTTCATCCATCGGTGTTACAACCGTGTCACGTCCGGTCTTGTCTACGATGATCTTCTTTCCCGATACGGTGATTTCCGTCTTACATCCTTCAGGTAGGGACTGGAAGAATTTACGGACGGATGGATTGTTGGCGTCGGCTGTTTTATCCGTATTTTTGTCATCTTCGGCATCATACGGGAATATATCCACGAGTGCGGTTTCGGTAACAGAAGCGATTTCGTAATCGGCCAAAGTATCCTTCATTCCTTTTTCCAGCACTTCGATAGCTTCTTTCAAATTGGAGGCTTGTGTCAGCATCTGTGCAGCTGTTTTCTTTTCAGCTCCGCTTTTCTCGTAGAGCGTAATAAAGTAGACTTTGATCTTATAGAAGCGGTCGCCATTTTCATTGAAGAATATCTCGGACAACTTTGCCCGTTTGATGTCTTTTATCACAAACTCACCGCTGATAAAAGGGGTTAATTCTTCGATGATACGAGCCTCTGCTTCTGTAAACGACAAGGCATCAACCAAATAGGGCTCCGTCACTTTCTTTTGCTTTCCGTCCTCCATTATCTTTTCATAGGAGACTTTACATTCAAACCAATTGTGCATCATAATCTATTTCTTTTAATTCGTTCAACCTATTTGTGGGACGGAGCGGAATCGAACCGCTCTGACGCATGGCTTATGTGATCACTTCCTTTCGTCCCAAAACTCCCCTCTGCATATCCTCACGGACGGCAAGGGGAAACTAACCTAAACTAATACCATGCAAAACATACTATTCGACTATTCCCAGACTTTCCAATCCGGAATGTATTCGTAATCATTCATTTCAAGCTCCTTTCTAATTTACGGGCCATCTTCCTGCATCTGCGGGCTACATCCAGATCGACCGGCTTAGAGCAGTTGGCGTCTATTAGTACTTGCGATCGATTGAGCAGACCTATGATTGTTTTAATATCTGTTTTACTTATCCTGTCTTCATCCTCAAGTCATGGAACCTCTATCTTGTCGAAGTCAATGCCGTGTTCGTTCATGAAGTTGCCGAGAGCGATAATATTTTCACGGGTTGTTGTGACCTTGAAGGCACGAGTTAGAAGTTCCGGCTGTGCCGGCACAGGCTGTTCTTTAGGCTGATCCATAAAAGAAGGTTGCCTATTCATCCTTTGATTAGCCGTATTAAAAGGATTGGGTTGGCTAACTTTGGGTTGTTCTGCTTCTACTTTCTTACGTGCTTCTTCCTGTTCTTTTCGTTCCTGTTCAGCTTTGATACGTGCTTCTTCTGCTGCTTGGGCACGTTCGCGTTGTTCCTTCAGACGATTAGCATACTGGATGGTATTGCCAATGTTCATCGTGTCCATATAGTATGTGCGAAGTACGTCAAAATCATCACCGCCAAAGCCTTTAAGCGTTTCAAGATCTTCGTCAACCTTAGCGAAAACCGTTTCAATGTCTGCTTGTACCGCTTTCATGCTTGTGGACTTGTTAAGCCATTCCTGCTTGAAGATTTTCCGAAAGTCGATCAGATTCGTATTTCCATCGTCGAAGTAGGAACGGATAACGGCAAGTTTCTTGTCTTTATACTGCTGTTCGTTCTGCTTGACTACCGTGTCAATCTTGGCAGAGCATTCGCCAATCAATTTTACGGTTTCAGCCACAACATCCTTGAACTCTCCGAAAGGTTTCATAAATTCCTTCTCGATTTCAAGACGTTTTGAGTTGAGAAGTTTGGCCGCCTTGTTGAGAGCAGCTTTATCTCTCTTCGCTTGGTCGATATTGTCATCGTTATAGTTAGATATATCGTACATGGGAAGAGTTGATTTTACCATGTCTCTGATTTGGATCGCATTAGTAGTAAGGCTACCTAATGTTTTTTCACTAACGACCAGTTCAAGATCGCTTTCTTT